GCAGATTACATCTACAATCTCCGGCCAGCCAATCCCAGAAGGATTTGCCACCCAGCCAGCAGAGCCAGCACCCGAAGCCACGCTTGCCGAAGGCGCTGAAGACATTGGCCGCAAGTTCTTGATGGGTGGAGCGGGTGGTATTCGCGCATTCACAGACCTACTTGGCGCAGACAACCCAGTATCTCAATCAATCGCTGGGATAGAAGACTACATTGCTGAAGGTTTGTCGGCAGAGAGCAAGCAAGATTCGCAAGCTATCTCTCGACTCTTCCAAGAAGTAGAGAGCAAAGGATTGACGGACAAGTTTCTCGCTGGTCTTGAAGCATTCAAGATGGCTCCCGCTGAAACCTTGGCGCAGACCGCAGGCTACATGATCCCGAACTTGGCCGCTGGATTGGCTGGCAAGGCAGCGCAGTTGACCCGTGGGGGGATGATGGCGTTGCAGGCTGGCGTTGGCGCGGCGCAAGGGATGGGCACGGCTAAAGGAGAAATCTACCAAGGCTCCTACGATTACTTGATTAATCAAGGTGTGCCAGAAGATGAGGCTAGGAGCAAAGCGACTGAAGCGCAGGCTACATTTGGGGAGAACCTGCCGCAAATCTTCTTGTCTGCGGGTTTGGGGGCGGCAGCAGCTAGCACAGGTGCCGAACGAATCATCACCCGTATGCTTACCAGAACGGGCAAGGAAGTGTCCGAACGATCAATTAAGGATGTGATCAAGGGAGGGCTTAAAGGAATTGCTGGCGAGGTTCCTATTGAAACATTGCAGGAAGGGCAAGAGAAGGTCGCAACCAATATTGCATTGCAAAATCTCGGGGCAGATGTCGATACATTCGCTGGTGTCCCGCAAGCAGTTGGCATGGCTGTCGGGCCTGCCGCTATTCTTGGCGGTGTGGCTGGCGCGGTAGAAGTGCTGACGCCAGAGCAGCAAGCCGAGCGCAAGATCGAGAAGCAATCAACTCAAATGGCAAGGCAGCTAACTGTATCGCCAACCGATACGACTAGCAAGGTTATCGTGGACGAGATTACCAAGAAGGAGAATGCGATTGATAACCTCCGCTCTGCGCTATCTAGCATTAATCCCAATACTCCAGAGGGACAAGAGCTATCAACGGCGATTAAGAAGGTAGAGACAGAACTTTCCACGCTCAAGAAGCAATCTGGCGAAACCGTAGAAACCGAGCAAGCCCGCCTCGCCAGAGAGATCGCCGCGCCAGTTGAGCCTGCACCCACAGCAGAAGCTCCCACAGTAACGACCGCGCCAGTATCGGAAACGATAACGCCCGCTGGAGAGGCCGCACCCGTAACGCCAGCGCCAGCAGAAGCTCCCGCTATCACGCCTGCTCCTGTAGAGGAATCCGAGTTCGCTGAACTAAAGAACTTGATGGAAAGGCGAGGACAAGCGCAAAGTAAAGTGAAGGGCGTTAAGTTCTCTAAAAAAGATGAGGCACGATACAATGAGTTATTGCCAAAGTATCGCTCCCGACTTTTTGAAACAATAACTCCAGAAGCCGATCCTGTTGTATGGAAGGATATAGAGGGTAATGATATTAAGGTTTCACAGAAAGGAACATTCTACACAGTAGAAAATGGCAGAGTTAGAACAGGTCCAGCGTTCCAATCTGAAGGATTTATTAAAGATGTAAGCCCTCAACCAGTATCTGCCGTAGTCGTAGAATCTAATAATGTCCCACTCCCCGAAGGCTACACCAAGCAAGGCGACTTGTATGTCTACCAACCCGCCGCACCAACCGCACCCACTCCAGAAGCCGCGCCTGCTCCAGAGGTTCCAGCGGAGATTGCAGTAGGAAGCCGCGTAAAGCTAGGGCGTTCTCCGCAGACTTACACAATCCAAGAGGTGATTCCGCAGTCCGCAACAGAGCGTGAGCTAGGCGAGCAGTATTACTCTGTAAAGAACGAGAGGACAGGCGAGACGCAGGTTGTCGAGGCAAGAGATTTGAAGCAGGTAAAGGGCAAGGGAGCTAGGAAGACTGCTGCGGATCAATATCCAACAATTGGGATTAACATAAACGACAAGACGCAGAATTTTACTGACCAAATTCTTTCTGGAGAAAAAACAATTGAGACAAGGGATACAGATAGTCTTCGTCGATATGTAGGTCAGCGAATTGGCATTGTAAGAACTGGTAAGGGTAAGGCAACTTTAGTTGGATATGCAGATATTGGAGAGCCAATTGTATACAATAATGCAAATGAATTTAGAGCAGATCAAGACAAACACCTTGTTGAGGAGCGATCTAAATTCGACATTAAATCTGGCGAGAAAAAATATGGGTATCCTTTAACAAATATTCAGTCAATTGACCCAATTGAAATACCTCCAAATCTTTCAAATTGGTATAGCGCACGATTTATTCCGCAGCCAACATCTCCAGACATTCGCCGCCAAGCAATCGACACTACACCGGAAGGCATCTTAATCACGCCTCCAGACCAGCAATACACTTTCGAGGAAGTCTTCGATGTCGCATACGATATGTTCGGTGGGGAAATCCCAGAGGGCTTTACAATCGTCAACGACAGCACGGATAAAGACTTTGAGTTCAAGGCAGCATATATCCCTGAGTCGGGAGAGATCATCGTCAACCTCGCTTACCTGAATAAGAACGACGACATCCGCGATACGATTACACACGAACTCGGACACTACATCTTCGGCGATCCAGAGTTCCGCGCAGCATTCGATCAGTTTATTGCATCGCTATCTCCCGAAGCTAGAGCCGAATTAGATGCGTATGTCGAGACGGCATACAACAAAGAGACAGGCGAAATCCGCTTGGAGGAGAAGATGGTCAGAGCCTTCGTGGATCAGTTCATTAACGAAGAGCAGGCTCCCGCTTGGCGCAGTATGCTGGACGCTATTAAGCGATTCCTGAACAAGCTAGGATTTAAGTTCAACATCAGCGATAGAGACGCTATCTCGGTCTTTACCGCAGCACTTGACCGATACAAGGCAGGAGAGGCTATCTCGCGTGAAGGCGGGGCTAGAAAGATAATCGACGATCTAACTGCGATGGATGCCGAGTATCTTGCAGCGGTAGAGCGCGGGGATATGGAGACTGCCCAGAGGATGGTGGATGAGGCGGCGAAGAAGGCGGGGTATGATACACCAGCGATTCATGGTAGTTCCTCGGAAAAAGAATTTACTGTTTTCGATACAAGCACAAGCCCATACGGTAGAGTCCAAGGAAGTTATTTTACAAAAAACCTGAAAGGAACTTGGAGTGGATGGTTAAAAAGCAGCCGCTTGATGCGAGTTTACTTGAAATTCAATAACCCCGCGACCACAGAAACATTGCGTGAAATGGGTTATAAATTAAGCGGAAAGGAAGCTAGGCAATGGTTAACTTCTCGCGGATATGATGGAGTTATTGATGACTCTATGGATGAGATTGTTGCTTTTCAACCAGAGCAAATCAAATCCGCCGACCCCTTCACCTACGACGATGCAGGTAAGTTGATCCCTCTCTCGCAGAGGTTCCGCGCCACCTCGCCGGACATAAGAAGGATGGCCGCAGAGCCAAGGAAGCCAGCGGCGGAAGAGCAACCTACGGGGCCAGCACCCGAATCACCCGAAGGACAGAGTGTGCCGCAAGCAATCGCCAATGGCATCGACATCGGGCCAGAAGACAACATGCCGATCAACCGCAAGATCGACAGCCACCTTAAAAACTTCCTTTTCCTTCGCGGGTTCTTTGAGTCTGCCGTGGATCGCCTTCGCAGAAATGGATTCACGAAGCTGGGCAATGCTGTCGCTGATTACTTTGAGGGAGCTAGGCGCAGACTTGAAACCGCAAACAAGATTCTCCTCCCATCCTTCCGCGAATATTCATCCCAGCGCAAAAAGGATCGAGAACAGATCGACAAGGATGTGCAAGAGTTCTTCGCTGCACAAGAGAATGGCCGCAACACAGAAGAAGTTCGCGCCAAGATGAATCCTGTGGCTATCAAAATTGTAGATGCTTGGCAGAAGTTTGGCGAGGTATCAGGCACAGAGAACCAGAATATCGGAGTTAAGGTATACGACCAAGGCAAGAAAGCGTGGAGGAAGATCGGGCGGGTTCCGAATTTCTGGCCCCGCCAACTCAAGCCAGAATATCAGCGGGCACTCACAGACAATGTGAAATACGCAAAGGAATACAATGAGATTGTCCAAGCGTTGCTCGATGAGAAGAAGATTGCCACACCGGAAGAGGCAGAGAAATACCTGCGTCCATATCGACCGGAAGCCTACGAAAATGACTACTTCTCTGGTATTGAGAAGGGCCGTGGCGCTGCGCTTCCTGAAAAACTCTACGATTACAGCATGCAGGTGATGACCGACTATGTTGCAAGGTGGTCGCAACATGTCTCCCGAATTGAACAGTTCGGACAGAAGACCACGCAAGAATCCAAGACGCTCTGGGATCGTGAGATGGAAAAGGTTACAGACCAAAGAACACGCGACTACATTGAGAGCGTTAGGGAGCGGGTAGTGAACTACTTCCCGAATGATCCATACATCAAAGGAATGGCGGCGATGAATATCTGGGCAACTGGATTGCAGCTTGGTAACCCAGCATCTGCCATCCTTAACTTTATTGGTGGCTCCACACTTAATGCGATGATCGGCCAACCCGGCTCGCTTGGTTCGTTCATCAAGAGCCTTGGTGAAATGACAACCGATCTGAAGAGACAGATGTTAGACGCGCAACTCTTGGCTGTGACCAGCAGAGACTTGATGAACATCGTTGGTGACCATCAAGTGATCATAGATGAAAGCAAGGTTGCCAAAGCTGGCCAGAAGGTCACAGACTTCTTGCTCAAGTGGTCAGGATTCACTCCCGTAGAGCAGATGGTAAGAACGCAGTCTTATATTATCGGAAAGGCTTTCCTCAACTCCGTGATTGATGCCTACGCAAAGAATCCAAATAGTTCTTACGCTCGCCGATCCTCGTTCTGGCTAACAAGAAACAAATTTGATTTGGACAAGTTGTTAGTAGAGCAAGGCTCGGGACCGGAGACTTCTCGTGTGCTTCGCTACTTTGCCAACATATCCCAAGGCAGCTATACGGTAGACCAAGTGCCAGTCTTCATCGACAATCCGATTGGCAAGTTCTTATTCAAGTATCAGAAGTTCTCAACACAGGTCATGCGAATGGCTTGGAAGAATACCTTTGAGCCATTGTTCAAGGCGATGACGGGAAAAGGCGAGACGATGCAGTTGCCAGACGCAACAAGACAAGCCCTATACCGCGCCACACTTACGCTTCGCCGAGAGCTTGGAGACGAGCGTAGGATAGATATTTCGCAGATTCCAACCACAGTCACCAAGGCGCAGGGCAGGGCGTTGGCCTTGATTCCTGCAATGATGTGGCTCGGCTCGGCCTATGTTGGAGGCGAAGTTCTTCTCCGCTTGAGAGACATTCTATTCGGGGTTCTGATGAAAGGACCGGAATACGAAGACATGCTCAAGGAGTTGGAGGATGACGATAAAGCTGCGGCGCTCTACCTCGCATCAGAGCGGGCGTGGTATAACCTAATCGGTATCGGTGCGCTTGGACTCATTGGAAACTATGCACAGTTCTTCTTTGATTGGCAGGACCGCGAGCGCGTGAAGAATCCTCTCGATCCCCCGGCTCTCGGAGTGCTGAAAGAGGCCGCCACATTCATCCAGAATCTTTACGACCAGAAAACGATTACCGCTGGAGACATCGACAACTTCACCAAAAGCACTCTTTCTGCATACCGCACCACACAGAAGTTAGGCCAGACCATTGCTGGCTGGACTGGGAGAGAAGACATCCCCGGAGTGAAAGAAGAAATGTTCCGCAGGGAGGTGGCTAACATTAACAAGTATTCCCGCCGTTGGGCAGAGGAAGCGGGCATCGAGTTCCGTATGCGTAGGCCGACTGAGGTTACGCCAAGCGAGAGAACCCCAATCAACCGCAAGATTGCTTCCTACCTACAAAGAGGCGAGCCTCAAATGGCGGCAGTCTTCGCCAAGGAATATCTCAAAGGATTGCCGAAAGCTGATCGCTTAAATGCCATCCAATCCATCTCGACTGGAGCTAGGAACAGACAGCCTCTCCGACTCGGCAGCGGACCTATGGATGAGGTCGAAAGAAAGGCATTCTTGAGGTGGCTTAAAGACAAGGTGAGCGAGGAGCGGTATGCGCGAATTGCTGAAATGGACAAGCAATACCAGCGCGACTACAAGAAATTTTTGAGGATGCTTCCGAACCGCTAGACCCGCATGAATCCTAGCTCTGCGGGCTACTCGTTATCGTTACCGATAGTCAATCACAAAAAAAGTATTGACGCAGGTAACAAAAATGCTATCTCTCGTCCCGCATGAACAACGCAAAGAAATACGAGGTCCGCGAGTATCGTGGAGATCGTCCATGTCAATCACCGGTGGTCATGCAGTATCTCCAACTGAAACTCCGGCCAACAACAGAAACAACACAGAAGGGAAAGAAGAAATGAACGCAGCACAGAAAATGGTAAGGAACAAAATGCAGGATGAGGTATTCCTGCGACTCGTCAGCGCAGCAGCAGCCGAAGGTGTCTTCAATCTCGGCCAACTCAAGAGTGGCAAGGAAGCCCAGAGCCATGCCAAGCACCTCCGTGGAGTCGCGGAGATCATCGCTACCACCTATCAGGGGGAAGCGGAATGACGCTCCGAGACTACTTCGCCGGGCAAGCTCTAGCTGGGCTTGCAAGTCGCGGGACTAGCCTTGAGGTAGGATGGGTTGAATATGCCGAGATGGCATACCTCGCAGCAGACGCAATGATAGATGAAAGGGTGCGCTGACATGACACCCGAAGAACTGGAGTTGCAATATCTCCGCCGCATTCTCATCGCGATGGTAGAGTATACCGTCGATGATTTGATCAACGAGCGTGAGCCAAAGACAAAAGAGAACCAGCAGGCGCGGATGCTAAACCAAGACGGTGCGCTTGCATTCATGCGCTCACGGGCGTTTGACGTGGTGTGCGATGCCATCGACATCCCCGCTTGCCGGGTTAGAAGGAGATGCCTAGCATGAAGGAGGGAGGACATTGGTATGACTTCGACGGGGAGGCTCGGCACACGATCCTTTCCGCGAAAGGCGAACCCCGCCCAACCACACTACGGGACGCGAAGAAGTTCAACTGGCTTCCCAGCGTGACCACGGTGATGAAGGTGATGGCAGCACCGGAGCTTGACCGCTGGAAACAACAACAGGTTCTCATGGCTAGCCTCACCTTGCCACGGAACCCCGGCGAGAGCGACGAGCAGTATTGCTCCCGCATAATGGAGGATGCCTTCAAGCAAGTGGAGGAAGCCGCCGATCTGGGAACGCAAATCCACAAGGCACTAGAGAACCACTTCCAAGGTATGGTCTACGATCCAGACATGGAGCCGTATGTATCACCTGTGAAAAAGTGGGTGGCAGAAAATAACGTTAAGTTCATTAAACATGAGTTAAGGCTGGTCAACTCAATCATTGGATACGCTGGCACAACAGACGCTCTCATCGAGAAAGATGGGGTTCTCCATGTGCTGGACTACAAGAGCAGAAAGACCAAACCCGAATACAAGATCACGCCATGGGGTAAGGAACCTATGCAGATTGCGGCTTATGCTGTGATTGCGGAAGCCCGCCGTGGTGTAAACCTCTACATATCCACTACTGAACCGGGCAGAATCGGCGAGGCGTGGTATGACGAAGCAACAATAGACAAAGAGTTTGAGGCGTTCAAACACGTCTGCGCTCTCTGGCAACACATTAACAACTACAAACCAAAGAAATGAAACAACTAGAAAACATAGAACAGAAAGACATCATCAAGAAAGTCACGGGCAAGATCACAAAACTGTGGGAACCCCGCACATTCAAAGGGCCGAAAGGCGAGTTTAAGATTCAAGGTGGAGAGATTGAGATCGACGGGGATACCTACGGACTCAAGTTCTTCGACCGAGAGGAAGACCCGGCCCGCCTAGAGAAGCAAATGGTCACGCTCGTTAGCACCCGCAGCAAGCATGGTCTGCATGGAGTCTCACTTGAGCATGAGAGCTACAGCAAGAAGGATGGGACTAAGGTAGACCGCGACCTGATCAAAGTAACCAAGAGCGCGAACATCGTTATCGGTGACGATAATCAGGAGATGCCCGCAAACACACCCGTTTCTACCCAAACCAACACAACCTTCACTCAGGTAGTCCAGATGGTGAAAGACCCTGTGGAAGCTATCGAGAAGATCGTTGAGTTGCATATGCTCTGTAACAAGCTGGTCCGGTTGGGCTACACGTCGCTCGCATACAACGAAGAGACCCTTCGTAGCTATGTGTCCTCTGTCTTCATCGAAGCCAACAAGAAGGGCATTACTATCCTTCCGAAGAAAGAAGAGACACCCGATCCAAAAGACTGGGCATCAGCCATCGTGCCGAGTGGTAGCAACAAAGGCAAGAAACTTGGAGAGGTAGGCAAGCCAGCATTGACCAAACTCTATGAGCATTACCTTGCCAAAGGCTTTGATACGCCATTCGCGAAGTGCGTAGAGCAGGCCGGAAACGACCTCCAACTTGGCGGTGATCCCGAAGACCTTGAGAACCAACCAGAGATTCCTTGGGATGAATGAACTACTTAACGCGGTATTAGACTCGATGGTCAGAAATGACATCATGGTCAAAGACATGCCGCAGCATCTTAATAAGTTTCTTCCCAAAGAAGAATGGATATCCCAAGACAAAGCTGGCGCGGTGCAGGTATCGCGCTGGCTCTCGGGGGAAGTGGAACCTAGAGGGAGTATCGCCCTCGCATTACAAAACTTCGCAGAACTATGAAAGAACTCATGTTAATGTCCCCTCTCGATGATCGGGCGGGCGAGATAGTCACAGCCAAAGTCTACCAGCAGGAGTTGGTAGAGTGGGCACTACAAGAATACAAGGGAATCAAGTGGACGCTGGACAAGGTGAAGAAGCTCTTCTTGATGGCCATGAACGACGAGTATCCCGGCGACGATGTGCCGGATGAGGTGGTCATGGTTTTTGAACGCATCCTCTCTGACTTGGAGTATGCCAACGAACTAGAGGCTGACTTGGCAGATGAGCCAGAGGATGATGAGCTAGAAGAGATCGAAGACGATGAGCCTGTAGTGGAGTGCGAGAAGAGCCAGCTAGTCAACTCAGCACAAGGTATCGAACTCGGTAGCTTCAGTAAGAAGTTCGACTTGGGCGCAGGTATGACCCAATGCGTTCCTCGCGGGGATGTCACTATGCAGGACTGGGTTGGAGCCTTTGGCTTCGGCCTCGCCTTAGAGTCAGGCGCACAATGGATCATCGGAGATTCGGTGGTCGCCCTTGAGAACGCTGGGCATGAAGATGTGGTGAACCAACTCTGCTCGCAGTTCAAGAAGAGCTACAGCACGGTTAGCGGCTACGCACGGGCTTGTAGGGCGTTCCCTGCTGCAAAGAGAGACCCTATGCTACCCTTCACAGTCTACCGCGAGATCGGCAACGCTGACCTCACAGAGACTAAGAAGCTAGACCTACTAGAGAAGGCCAAAGAAGAGAAGCTATCCTCCAGCGAGGTGAGAGACAGAGTGAAGGCAGAGCAAGGTAAGGGTCAAGCTCCATTAGGACATCGCTACCTTTGTCTTAATGCAGGCAACACTAGCAACTCGGAGGTGCTACGAAGCATCCCGGCCAAGCTGGAGCCTCACCACTTGCTTATTGACCTAGCACAGAAATCTTGGTATGACCCCGCTGAAGATCAATGGGTGCCATTCTTGAAGGAGAAATAACATGAAAGAAGAACTGCCCGAAAGCTGGGATGAAGCCCGCCGCGCAATGAAAGACATCATTGCAAGCTACCAAACCTTCATCTATAACGTCACAGAATTAGCTGATTTGCTTGATTGGGAATACGACTATTTGTTTTCCCGTCTCATGCCTATCAAAAAATGGGACAGATCAAAGACTGCTCACTTCAAAGAAGTCTTCGCTGGTCTAGACGTATTTATGAAAGAAGCAATGTTCGCGACAGATAGACGGCGCAAAGCCGATCAAAAGAAACGCGAACTCATGGAGAAGTTCAACCTCACAGAGGAAGACATAGACGCAATGATCGAATCATTGGCAAACTAAACCTAACAAACAAACCAAATAGAAACCAATATGGAAACTAAAGATAACACAATCGAAATCACAGAAGAGATGAAACAGCAGCAAGCCGTGAAGGACTGGCTGCGCGAGATGTTCAGCTTCCCGCGCATCGCTAACGACAAGACCAACGAGCTTGTCACAGGAATGGCTAGCCTCCTCCACGCCGCCGCTACCATGGTCATCAAGAGTGAGAGCCGCCAGCGCGAGGGTATGGAGGCGATCAGCCACATGCAACAAGCCCTCCTCTACTACATTTCTGCTCAAACCGTAAAGCGTGACGAGAAAACTGAGGTTGCAGAAGAGCAACCCGCGAGCTAAACTTCAGTGGGGATTGCGGCGGCTTGTTGTGGCTGGTTATTCATTCGCCCCATAGTGGAGGAACCGCTTAGTTAACTCCACACTTTATTTTCAAAAAAAAGATTTGACTGGCTCGGAAAGCTGACTATCCTCTCTGGTATTCAATACCGAGGGAACGATCTTCGGCATGAGCCTTTCAAAATTGGGCCTGTGTGAGTATCGTTCACTCCACAGGCTCAATCCTTTTTGCCAACATTGAATCGTGTAGCTGGCGGGAATGCGTGAACGACGCACCGGGGCATAGGCCTATAAGTGCCAGCGAAGGAGAGGAGATGGAACGGCAATGACATCCTGCCATCTTAATGCTGCCCTTATGGGCGACTTGCGATCAGCCAACGATATTAGGCTAGTCTAGGCAAAGGTAGGCCTCTGGACGAGGATCGGAAGCGACGGTGACACACCTATACAAAAACATAGTGGTCTCACGCTTGGCAAGTTACCCCATACCTTGGGTGACTTGTCGCTCGGGTTCACCCTGCCAAAAACAATTTGGCTCACTCTTCTCTCACTAGACTCCACCTACGCTGGTCTGCATAGCAGACGCTAGTGTAGCACTAGTGGAAACAAGTGTAGAGCTAGTGAAGAAAATGCTTGAGTATCGTTACCGATAACGCTAGAGTAGCGCAGCCTTGTTTGGCTGTTGTGTGGGGAGTCGATTGCGTAGCGGTCGGCTCCCCTTCCCCTCTAGAAACGCTGAGAGCCACGGGGGAGAGTAAGTCCTCCGTGGCCCTCGGTCATGTTAGGCTAGCCTCCGCTAAATAGCACGGCCTAACGTGTTGTCAAACTTTTTCTGTATCCAAGTAAACGGCGGTGTCGAGGTCGCCGTCCATGATGGATGATAGGTTTGCCATCTTTTCGTTCAACTTCTTGCAGATTCTTTCCTCGACTGGCACCCCTGAACAGTAGGCGATATACTGAATGCTCTTTGTCTTCCCGCCTGCACGGTGGACGCGGCCCAATACTTGGATCAGGTCTAGGGCAGAGTAGGTCGGGCTAATCAGAGCCACGCGTGGGAATTCCCCCTTGGTATCGTGCAAGCTGATACCTTCGCGACATGCTTGGGTGATACCCACAAGGACACGGGAATCGTCACGCTGGAAGCTGTCGATAGCACCCCGCCGATCCATGTCCTTCTGCCCGCCGTAGATCGCACACTTGGTTTTCAACTCCTGCATGAGGAACTCACGGGTCTCGGTGAAGTTCACCGCAATGAATACCGAGTTACCTTCCTCGATTAGGTCTTTAGCCACAGACGCAATGGATGGGGCTTTCAACAATTCAATGCGCTGGCGAGCCTTGGTGATAGCTGCGAGCTTGTCTGCCATGAAGTTCTCTGACATGCGAAGCTCCTCAATACGGGCAGAGAGTTCGTCATACTCGTTGGCAATGTCCTTGGCCGAGTCCATATCGAATGCACGGGCGGCGATCAGAGTCTCTGGGAATGCGTCTCCCGCATCAATCGGGCGCAGCCTATTGCCACGCTCGGGGAATATCTGACTGTGGAGCTTCTTGAGGATAGGCTTACCACCACGGAACTGCATTCCCCATTGGGTCTTGTAGCATCCATTCCTAGAGAGGAAGCGATAGTAATCCGATCCGCCCGAGTGCAGGCCAAGGAACATACCCATCGCCCACAACTGAGTTGGATCGCTCGCTATCGTCGCCGATAACGCAATGCAAGGGAGGTTCTGGTCAACCGCATCGCGCAGGAGCAGAGAGTTCTGTGTCGCGCCGGGGGCTTTGGCCTTGTGGGCCTCGTCAATGACCAGATCACAATCTTCGGGCAGAGTGTAAACGAACCTCTTCTTTTCTTTGTCGGTCCAATTACCGATTTTAGTCTTACCAGTCTTTACTCTTTCCCATCCAGCCGCTTCATAGACTTCCACGCCAAGGTATTTCGCAAGCCGAAACCAATCCGTTACTATAGAAAGGGGGCAGATCACAGCAACTCTGCGCCCACGCTCCCGAGCAATAGCTAGTGCGATGGCCGTCTTGCCCATGCCTGTGCCGTGCCCGAGTAGAACGCGGCCATACTTGGACATGGTAGCCACACCCCGGCGAACGCTATCGACCTGATAGGGGAATAGCTTCTCGGGGAACTGAAGTTCGGGCAGTTCCACCACGGGTTCGGGTTCGGGTTCATGAATAATCTGTCCCGGACATTCTGGTTGATTAAAGCGGAGGTTCTTATCGCTCCACCACGACATCTCCCAAACCTCTCGGTATTTGCCTAACGAGAATCCGGCCTTCTTGAATGCAGCCTTCTCGGAATCGCTAGCCATGTTCCACGCTCCCCAGAAGTCCAAAGAGAGCGGAGACTTGCGAACCATCCGCAAGCCGTATTTGGTGTTGAGCCGGACAGGATCGGCGAAGTCTAGTGTTTCAAGTATTTTAGCGATCATTGTCTTAATTGGATAGCGTAATCGTATGCGTGGTCTTCATAGTAAAACGGCCCGTATTGGACATTGTTCTGGAGGTCGGACAAGCACCAGCCTCCATCGGTATCGCGGGCAGGCTCGACCCATAGGACATCAAATGGTTCTAGCATGTAAGCAAGAGTCACCGGGGACTCCCCTGTTCTTTGTGCTCGTTCGAGTGCGTATTGTTCTCTAGTCATGGTAGATGTCCTCCCTGATTGCGTTGGGGTCGCATTCAAGAACCTGCTCAATCTGCTGGCGTAGCCTAGTAATATCGTCACCGATACCGCCAGAGGTGCAGTTTTCCATTGCCTGCAAGTAGGTGTCGGCCCACTCAAGCAAGCGCATGAGCTTTTTGATTTGGCTTTTCGATGTGTCTCTCATTTCATTTTTAGTTTAGGGTTAGCGTTCGGGGAGAACAACAAAATTTTGTAGACAGAGCCGATGCGGAGGGTTACCGTCCCGCCCATGGCTAAATGCACAACAGGCAGCGCCCCAAAGTGGGACTGGGATTTGATCGAGCGGCTCCTCATGGCCGGGAAAACGGTTCGCGAGGTTCACGCGATGGAAGAGTTCGGAGGGCGAGGGATGAGCCTTGCCTATCTGAAGAATCAAGTGGCGATTCGGAAGCTGCTCGACAAAAGGGACGAGGTTCTGGCTAAAGCGAAAGCCGCCACAGATAAGACAATCGTGGAGAGAAGGACCGCTGGTGTGGAGGAGCACCATCTGTTCGCGTTCGATACCTTGGAAAAGTTGCGGAGGGCTATTGCGGAGCATCAGGTGAAAGGATCGGTGAAGGAACTGCGCGAGATGATCGACCTGTTCCAAAAGTATTTGGAAGCTGCCGAAACATCATACGGGCTAAAGGGCGCAGATGTCGCATCGACGCAAGCCGTGAGCCTGAACGCAATGGTGGCTTTGCACATAGCCCCGCCGTCCAAAGCAGAGGAAATTGAGGTTCAAAGCGTCCGTGTTGACTATCAACATTCGGAGGCGAAAAAGGGTAGTGATGCGGAGGGTTCACAATCAAGTTTCGAGGCCGATGCGGAGGGTGAAAATGTGCAGAAAGCGGGCGCATTGTTAAGCGCAGGCAATGAGGATGAGTATCGGGAACGATAATCGGGCGGAAGGGTCGAACTTCACGCCCGATGCGGAGGGTTAGGATAGTTCGGGATATTCCATTTTCACATATCGACGCATGATCATATCATCGAGAAGACAAAACTCATGCGTGGAGAGGAATCCCAGTTCAAAGATTCGTTCGCAAGACCTTTCCAGCCGCGCCAGCTTATCTTTGCAATCGGCCTTCTTGATCTTGCCGGATAGGGCGTGAAATTCGGCGCTCATGCTTCCCCCTTTGCTTTCGCGATGGATGCGCGGATAGTGTCCAGCAATGCCTCTTCTTCCTCATCGGACAGGGTTCCGCCCGGAATATTCCATGCAATTGCGTTATATGCCTGCTCCAAAGCGGAGAGAAGGTCGGGCGCTGAGGAGATGAGGGCGGCATTAGCAGAGTGCGCGGGCGATCCGTCCGTGCAAGTGGAGCCGAGGGTGCAAACGATGTGTGCGCCGTTGCTGATATGTGTGAGGATGCGGGCATCCTCAAGTGCGTTTTCGGGGCGGTCCAAGATAGACCAAGGACCGGGAGTGTGTGTGTTTTTCATGCTATCAAATACCGGAAACCGTCCGGCGCGGGTTAGGTTTGGATTGTTCTGTGAGGAACGGTGCGGAGGGTTAGCGTTTCTCGAACCTGTAAATGTATTTCGAGGACGGCGCTTGCCCCAGCCATAAGGCCCAAGTTCGGGGCGCGATTCTGACATATTCGCCCGGAAATGCGAAATGCTGGTGAGCTTCAGCTCCCCAGCGCAAAAGGATGGCTGGGATTTTTTCGGTGAGTGTGCGGATTTTCATTATGTGAATCGCAGCTGACCCGCTGCGGAGGGTTTGGTTTTATGTGAAGGCCCGCCCGCATTTGCGCGAGAAAGGCCGTAGAATTGCGTTTGATAGGTTCGGGGGGGAGAGATAGCGGGAAAGGGAATCGAACCAGTGCCCGCCGGGTTGGATTAGGATTTGGCTTGTATATGTTCTTCGCCACGGTAAAAACCCCGAGTGAATGCGGTGACGCATGCATCCAAGACGGAAGCGGGGACATGCCCGTAGGTCATCGCGTGACGCCCTTGGTCATCGATGAACGAATAACCTCTGCCATTTCCAGAGCATTGTGCGGACAAGGTGAATTTTCTACCCGTGCAGTTTTCGAGATAATCGAGACGGGCGACGAGGGTTTTCTTTGTGATCTTTTCCATTGTGTGTTTTTTTCTATTTTGAGTTTTAATGTTCTGACGGGAACAAGGTTAGGATTTGGCAATAGCCTCCGCTTTACGCTTTGAACTACCGTGTGCGCGAAAAGCAATAATGACGCTACGCTTTGAACGAGAGCACAATTGGCAATCTGCACACGTGATATCGTCTCTTTGTTGGGCAGGACAAACTATAGCTTTCCTCCCGGCGGGAGTTTCCATGGTATCGGGTGCATTTTCAGGGACAACGGCGACAACCGGGCCCGCATCCAAATCGACAAGACGGTCCGCGTGGGAAAGACTATTCGCTGAGAGATTGACCGTGAATCCCGAAAGATTCGCATGACGAACGGCGGCGCGGTTTGCCGTCTCCATATTGGAATCGCCCTCACATGGCTTGTGGGTGTATGTGAATCCCCGCTTTCCCTCATTCGCGGACACAAGCCGGGACAAGGCCAGAACATCGATGGAATCTGACAAGCCCGGCAAATCACCCGCTTGATTATGGCGCCACAATTGGCCAGCGGGAAAGGATCGGATTTGATGCTCCAATACCCGGAGTGTCCCGCCCCTTTGTTTACGCGACACCTTTTGCCAGTGCATGCCAAGGGGACCGCCTTTAGCGTAGCACCCGCCCGCTTTCAAGGGGCAGGCATCGGGACACGTAGATGCTTCGCTGGTTGTCACCGGAATTGGTCCAGTTTTAACGTTCGATGATTTAAGAGTGAGGTGAATATTCATAATTGGTTGAAATATTGAAGATTGATTTTGTAGACAAGCTGAGCAACCGCGCCCGCTAGTAGAAGAGCGAACGAGATTAGGAATGCGCCAATGGCAAACACCCCGACATGAGAGAGGAGAGAGAAGAGAGCGCGCATGATTAAGAGAGAGAAGCCACGGGAAGGAATGAAGCGGAATCGCCATCCCAAAAGACAGCGGGCAAATCTAAGCGGGCACGAGAAGCGCAAATTAAAGCCGATTCACGCGTGGTTTCCGCACAGATTGGAACGCCATTGTGAAGGACAGTAAAGCCGCCGCCATTAGCGCAACGGACAAGGAATGACGGAGGAGGCGAATCCTCCGAATATGGGGACAAGTTAGATGGTGGAGTTTTCATTTATTTTTGAAGAGATTGAACGAGACCGCTTGCCATGAGAGAGCGAGTCTCGTTCGGATTTATGTTGTGAATCATGGCGGATTCATGCATAGCACGGCCCGTGCCAACCCTGAAAAGCCCCATTGAACCGTTCAAATCCCATTCCACTAGGCAAATCCTTCCCACTAGCTAGGCAAATCTTTCCTCATGCGGTAATTCATGCCTAGTCTCATTCCAATAACCCCCAGTCCAGTCTCAATAATATTGCCCCAAATGCGGCAAAAGGCGGCAAAACACCTACCTTATTGAGACTGAAGCGGGATGCGTAGCTGTTATCATGCCAAGCCAAACGCACCGCCACCGCGCCAATCCCCGCCCCTTGCTTGCCAATCCACCCGGCATCCCCTGATTCAAACGCCCATCCACCCCGTCCGCTTGTTGCGATTGATATCTTCAGATAACTGCATAGAGGAGATAGTGGCGACGATCCTATCTCAATAAGCTAGCCATGCAACACTAGTCTCTCATGCATCCCTAGCCTAGCCTGTAGCGTCTAAGGAATCTCTTTCCTAGCACACAGCCGACCGTCCCTCCACCCACCACCACACAGCCCAACTACAGCTTATCACACATAAAACAATTCCCTCCCCTCTGAAAGAAACCCAGTTTGCCCCCTCCCTTTCGTCCCCCGCCTGTCCATAGCCCCCTAGCTCCTCGGTTCTCCCCACGCTCCCCACGCTCCCCAGCCTGCCCCTAGCTCCCTACTGTTCCTCTGCTCTCCCCTGTCCTCGGTTGGCTTCGCATCAATGTCGTATGCTAATGTCGTAAGCTATGTCGTATGGCTTTCTTTTGCTCTAGGAAGCCCTGTATCGTGTTTGACTCTCTCTTCCCTTATGGTAGTATTCTTTTAGCAGACCCGCCATGCCTCTGCCCGCGATAAAGTAGTTCCGATTGATCACCGGGGCGAACAGTGGGTTACGCATACTTTGGCGGGTGTTTGCTTTTACCTATCTGTATGCGGAATGACGCGGGGAATGTGGTTTATCGCATACAATCTTGTTTGTTGGCTATAGCATACATTAACCCTTATACGGACTCGCGAAGGTTACGCTGGATATATGTCCGAAAAATGCCTACGAGTTTCTGATATAATGTTTAGCTTTGGGGCCGCAGGTCTAGTGTGGCTTGAACTACTGCTCTTATTCTAATCAGATGTCTTGGGGGAACATTTGGGGGAACTGAGAGGTAAGGTAATCTTTTTTATCTTAGCTTCCTTTTAGCGGAAGCCGAAGATGGACTTGAGTTGTTCTACTGCGATGGAGTCCCGATCCGCCCCTACCATATTGTTGGCGTCACCAATATGGTCTGGTTCCCCGTCGAAGTAGGCGGTGTCCCAAGTTGTATCGAAGAGTTTTCTTAGCCCCCGTTTGGAGAGTGTGATGTTTCCTTCCCCCTCGAATGAGGGATTGCGCTTCACATAGACTTTCCAGAGTTCTTGTTTGGTCATTGGTCTCCGTGTTCCCAGCAGTATAATACTTCTTTACCTTCCCTCCAGTTTGAGGCTAGCGGACCACCGCAGAAATTGCAGCTTGGTTCCTGTGTTATTGTCACATCGCAGGGTTTGTTGCAGAGGCGGCACTCATACCACTTTGTTGTTTTGCCTTCTATCCTTACCCCGGCTCCGCAGCATTGTGACGCAATCATTCTATGTAGATTGCGCGGGTTAAGGTATCTGTTGGGTGGGTCCAGCGCAGCCACGCTTTGGCCACCCCTTCTGGGTTGTCTGTGTAGGCGCGGAGTCTCAGGCTCTTCCAGTAACTATCCCAGCCCCAGAGTTGGTTCTTGCCTTGGGGATAGAGGTAGACGCAGATCGCGTGACCTAGATTCGGGGTGTATATCCCTAGCACCCTTGCGTCCACTCCTGACTTCTTGAGGGCGTTCGTCATCATTATCGCCTCTGGCAGGCAGGCGTTCTTATACTTCCCTGCTATCTCAGGTTCCTCAATGTGGGCACACCCGACGAGCAGGATTATCGTTAACGATAATGCTAGGAAGCGCATCGCTTTTCCTCCTCACTTAGGTATTGCCACGCCTCATCTGCTTTGAGTGAATAATACTCGGCAAGTAATCTTCTTACGGCTAGGTAGGTCGTATCCTCCTCGGTGCGGCAGAAGGGTTCCACGGCGACCGAGATTCTTCCCAGCATATTGCTATGGGAGAGCAAGGTCTTAACCTCATCCTTAAGCTCTTTTTCCTCTTTCCTCATATCACTACTGTAATCTTAGGCTTTTCTTGCTGGCTAGCGTAGAGGTAGATGCCAGCGAAGGTTAGGGCGATAATGAGTGCTATAATGATTTTCATATCAATTCAGGTAGGTTTCTGCGTTGTTTTTGGTCGATGATCCAATCAAACACCTTCTCTAGCGTATGGTCGTCCCCCTTGGCGGCGATCTTCTTGAACTCGTTGGTTTCCTCATCCCACGTTTCTGCCTTAAACTCTTTGAACTCCCCCGTATCATGTTTCAGTTTGGCTCTGATCTCGCTGCATAGGTCTTCAATGAGGAGTAGCGCGTCTGTCCCGGCTAGGGCGTATTTGTGTTCTGGCTCCTCTTCTGGTAAATCAAAGGTAAGTGTGGCTTTCATGTGTTAAAGGTTACCGCAGGGACGGGTGCATGCCTCCTTTTCAGACGCCGGGTTGCCAAGGTTGCGATCCCATCATTCTCCCCGGAGAGGCGCACCGCGAAAATCATACGCGGTGAATTGCGCTTCACGGGGCCGATTGGGGTCTCCCGACCTCGATGTGCACCATACGGAGCCATCCGTGTCTCTCGCCTGCCTGCGGCAAATCATTTCTTGGTCTTGTTAAACCAGTTTATAAAGTTTCCGTATTCTTCGGGATCGGTGAGCATGGCGTTCTTCCCGCACACTTCACACTTCCCGTAGCTCCAATCGTCTTGGTATTTCAAGACTGCTTTCTTAGTGCCGTGCTTGGCTCCACAGGGAGCGCAGGCCCATTTTGGGTATGGTTTCATTCTATCGTTAACGATAATTATTCGTCGTCCAGTTCCACTTCCAGATCGTCATCGTCCTCGTAGGAGGCTGAGATTAGTTGGTGAACCTTGCACATGAGGGTGCCGACTTGGCTGGCGAGGCTCATCTCAAACTCATCAGCATACTTGTCGAGCAAGCGTTGCAGATCGTCGTCAAAGTGCCCGATTTGGTCTTTCTCGTCCATAACTATTCAAAGCTAACCCAGTTTAGGGCTATGTAAAGGAGCAGCAGGAACGCTGCCACCATGAATGCCATGTCGAATAGTATTTGTCTCCAGTCTTGCATTTTCCTCCTTTGGTTGTTTCTTGCGGAAAATCTCATCGAAGTTCTCGCAATATTTCTTGTAGTTTACTGGTCTTGGTTTGTCTCCTTTACCGGCCATGGCTTACCTCCTCTTCGCATAGCGGGCAGATGTTGAAGTTAGGTTCGTTCCAAGCGGCTAGGTTATAGACCACCCCGGCGATTGTCAGAAAGATCAGCAGGAATATGATTCCCGTTTCGACTGAATAGTGTTTGAAGTTCGGTGAGTTCATCGGTGAGTTCCTTGAATCTGGCGACCTTTTCTAGCGGAAGGCTGACCATCGTGTCAAGATAATTTTGTTGAATTTCGTAGGTAGTCCAAAGGTGGAAACACTTCAGGCATGACCGCCTGCGTCTAGTGGCTCCGTTGAACCGTTCATTTGGGCGGGAGTCTATCACTTCCGTCTTTCTGGATTTACAGCGTGGGCAGTTCATTTTGGGCGAGATTCTAGGAATTTGAACCGTTCATACATAGCTAGCGCATCGTCTCCTATTGGGCCGCAGTCGGCTTCGTAGAGGGCTTCGGCTAATTTGTTGGCGATATGTTCCCACGCGCATCTCTGGGCGCAGGTGCCGTATAGTCCAAAGTGGTCGGTAAGCTTTATTCCGCAGGCTTCACACTTCTGTTCGCTCATTTTTGATTTGATCTAGGATGGTTTTGTAGAATAATGCCCGTTCCTTGGTTTGTTGGAGTTCCTTAAGAAGCCTCTCGATCTCCGCTTGGAGTTGATCGTTCTCCTTGATAAGCAACTCGATTGTCTCGCTATCCTCTTTAAGCATTGCGTCTACTGTTTGCATTTCTCCTCCTTTTTCTCGGGCAGTTTTCCCTCGGCGGTCCAGCGTTGGCTGGATAGTTCGTCAAACTCGCGGCTCCACTCCTCTTGGGTAATCTCCCCGTGGGCATACTTGTCATTGAGCCTCCTCTGGGCTTCTATTCGTGTCATTCGCATGAGTAGATTATCTCGGATAGCTTAAGGCGGGGAAGGTTATTGGTTGATAGGGTGAAGGAATTGTCGGTGAATACCACCCGATTTGTGGGCTGAATGGTAAGTCTACCATTGTCCAGCTTGGCGAAAATGAATTCCTTGTCCTGATCTGGACTATCTGAATATCCGTCCAGTAAGTGGGCTGCTGAAAATAGGTATTCCCCTGACAATACATCGTTTCCCACCTTGGCCCGTAAGCCGAGGCAGAGATGATCATTGCGAAGAAGAGTGAAGTGATAGCTGTAACAATCCCAAAGCTGCGCTTGGTGAATTGTCCATTTGTTTGGTCTGAATTTTTCTTGTGGATCATGGAAGTAGATTGCGTGTGGTGGTAGGTTTCTGTAGAGCATCCCGCCATCGCGTAGTAGGACGGAGATACCCCATGTTCTGCCGGGGATTGAGGTGAGGCCGACCCAGATAGCTTCCACGAATCCGATTGGTTCTTCATGTGTAAAGCGTGAGTCAACCCAGCAGTAAAGGTGTCTTGGTAATTGGCCGATCTTGGAGAAGATCATCGCATAGACTTGCTGCCGCGACACTTCCACTTTTTACGTGAAAGGTTATTCGGCGAGTTTGGGTCTGATTTCCAGTCGCCCTTGATCTTGGCGGATCGGGCGCAGTATGAATCACCACGCTTCGTTCCCGGCGAGATCGTCGCGCCTTTCTGACCATACTTGACAGTCTTCTTGCGCCCGGTTTTCGGGTTGACTACCGTTTTTGAAAATTTCTTTTCCATTACTTTTTCTTGGCGGTTTTAGCTGATTGCTTGAATGCCTTCGCAGTCGGGGCGCCCTTACTCCCCGGCTTCCTCATCTTCTCACCGCTACCCGCCTTGATACGACGACGTTTAGCGGCGATATTGGCATAGAGTCCCGGTTTCATTTCTTTTTCTTTTTCATTCCCGCTGAACTCATTGCAATAGCCACCGCCTGACGACGGCTCTTCACGATGGGAGCTTTCTTTGGTCCCTTGGGATCTCGACCAGAGTGCAGCGTTCCGGCCTTGAACTCGCGCATGACTTTAGCCACTTTGTTGGCTTTACCTGCTTTAGTAGTTGGTTTCTTCATTTCTTAAGTGCTTCGATGCCATCTCTTAGTAATGCGAAAAAAGTGTCCGATGGCATAGTCACTTTCCACGGTTTGTTGTTCTTGCGGTGTGCGACTATCCATCGCTTCCCGCGTGAGTCTCTTTCAGCCTGTTCGCAGGCTTTGTCAAGGTTGAGGTTCTGCACTCTCTTGACCTCCATGTGGAGTCCAGCGAGTTCTTCGCAGATCACATCTGGGCTATCCGGCCCGCCAGAAAACTGCTGTCCCCTACGCGCCGTGAAGCCTTGCTCGCGGAGTTGGTCCCGCCACTCCCTTTCCCCGGCTGCTCCTTTAGCGCGTGAGTTCATCGCGTGTAATCCTAGAATGGGTTCGCTTCCTCTGTCAAGACTTTTTTGTTATCAGAGAAGTATTCGTCTCTCAATCTCACCGCTTCTTCATAGCATCGCTTCGCTTCGGGATATTTAGATTTAATCCTATTTCTCCATATCTCACTAGCTCGCAGAATCTGCTTCTCGGCTTCTTTAAATGCTTCGTCGGTTGTCATTCTTTTAGCTTGCTGATCTCCCCGTCCATTGTGACTTGGAAGGTGTAGTTCCTTGGCCCACGGCGGTTCTTGTCCACGAAGATCATGGACTTGTCGTTCGTGTGCTTAATGAAGATTAGCTGGTTGCTGTGCTGCTTGATCGCTCTGGACTCACGCACCTTACCTTCGTCGTTCAATTGGCTACCTGTGACTACGGGCACCTTGAGCTTGGTGGCGAGGTTCTTGAGCCTTCTAGCGATGTCGGAGACCTGCTGCTCGCGGTTGTCGTTGTTCTCGCTCTCAATAATCTGGAGGTAGTCGATGATAATCACATCGGCTTTCCCTAGCATGTGTAGTCTCTCGGACTCGGCGAGAATGGCTGGGAGGTCGAGAATATCGTCAACGATAATCAAGGGATACTTCTGGAGCGCGAGGATCGAGTTGCTGATTGTTCCTAGTTCACGCCCGTGTGAAGTCTTATACTCCTCTGCCGTGCGGACTGGCAGATTGGCGTGGTGGGCGACCATGCGCTCAAACACATCGGTCTTGTCCATCTCTAGGGAGAAGTAGACCACCGACTTGTTGTCGAGAAGGTTGGCTACAGCAGTCTGCACCATGAAGATCGACTTACCTCCCCCTGATTCAGAAGCTACAGTAAGAAGCTCCCCGCCGTGCATCCCACCTTTGAGGGTGCGATCCAAGTAAACCAACCCAGTAGAGAAGCATGGCCGCTGGTCTTTACCCTCCATCTGGTCGATAAGCTGGGCCGCGATCTCTTTCGCTGTTGAAAATTCTGTATTCTTTTCACAACAAGTATGGGATATTTTATCAGCTAGCTCGCGGATATTCCCTTGGGCATTCCGAAGTTGATCCTCATGCTCTTCCATAAGCTGGATGGTTTTGCGATAAGCACGATACTTGAGCAAGGTTAACCGCTCGTCATTGGCGATCTCCAGCACAATATCACTCCGCAAGAACCTGTGGGCTTCCAGAATGTCGGTGACAGGCGTGGACCCGCCGATCTTTTCTAGCTCTCCCATGGCTTCTAGCTCAGAAATGACCATAAACGCGTTGAAGTCGGGGTTCCGCTGGTAGACCCTTTGCATGGCGATAAAGATCGTTCTGTGGTCTTGTAGCGCGAAATAATCGGGTTCCCAGACTTGGACTCCCAAGATTTCTGGCTGGATGCAGATGAGCGAGAGTGCGCTGATCTCGGTGTGTGTGGCTATTGGGACTTTTTTCATGGTTATCGGTAACGATAATTACTCGTTGGGTTTCACATTGGCCCAGTATTTGCCAGCGGCTACCGGGTCTAGTTTCTCGTCGGGGATTTCTGGGGCTGGCGGGAACATTGCGCGGGCCTTGTCGATCTCACCAGCCCAGTTGTTGAGCAAGGTAAGCATGGAGCGGCGGGTGAAGACATCCTTCTCCCCTCGTTTGGCGTAGAGCTTTTCGAGTAACTGCCAGTCCTCATCGCAGGTGTCGAGGTGAGGCTTGGCCGCTCGCAATTCGGCGGTAGACCATGCCGTGGTATCGCGGCGACCGAGCAGGCGGTTGGCTCGCACCTTAAACCGCGCCATGTAATCTGTGGATGCGGAAGGTCGGGAATCCATTGATGACCGACCGAGTGAGTCACCTGTGGTAGAGTGAGTCGAAATTGAATCGGTAGGGAACAAATCAGTAGCCATGGTTTTCGGAGCGTTAGCGACAAAACCATCTGATGGTTCTTTTGACGGTTCCTTATGATGGTTCATATAAGCCCTGTTAACCCCGGTTACCACCTCCCCCTGATAACCCGGGTTACCATCCGGGGTGTTAACCCGGGTTACCATGTCCTTTGTTTTTACTCTACTTGGTGACATAGCCAAAAGGAGTTGATCTTTGGAAATAAAATCTTCGCCAATCTTCTCCTCTACGAGCGTGTAGGTGTTGCTAGTCTGCCGTCCCGACATATCTCCGCTATGCTCTTTGATCAGCACACCCACATCGACAAGGGCGTTGATATACTTCCTCGCAATGATTGGAGAGACATTCGCTTTCTTGGCTATTGACCTGACCGATGGCCAGCAATCTCCCTGATCGCCACACGCATCAGCCAAAGCAAGAAGCACCAGCCGCGCATTGCCTTTAGTCTTCGATTTCTCAAAAACTGCGGACATCAATTTTAGGCTCATTGTGGAGCCTCCCCGTGCTTGGAGATCACATCTTCTATGTAGCCAGCAGCAACCAATTCATCGTAGGCATCGAGGCTTTCGGTATACACGCAGGTCCTCCAGAGATCAAGCGTCTTCGCCGAAGGTTCTATTTTCGCCGAATCCAGATGGCAGATGTATGCCGCTAGTCCTTTTGCCTTCCAAGACAACTTCTGGTCTTCAAGCAACTCAAGGGGAATGACTGTATAATTCGCATTCAGTCGATTAATTTTTTTCATGTAAACAAAGGCGACCCCTTGTGGTGGCGAGCAGAAGCGGCAACTGACGCATGAGAGTGGTGAAACCACCACAAGGGATCATATATTATTGTTTACTTAATTCTGCTCTGTTTACTTCGGCTCTCACCCCGAGGCAGGGATTGCTCCCTACGCTGATCAGACTACCCTACTGCTGGAGGGTGTCAATACTTTTTTTATTTGCAAAGGCTGGGGTATAGTTTATCGTCAACGATAATATGTCGCTTTGCCAAGGTTCATTCTACGAGCGGTCGAATTCCTCCACAAACAAGGCTTGCCAATGTGCAGCCCAAGCACAGAACGCAGCGAATTCGGCGGCACTTTCATTGGCTAACTTCAAGGCTAGATACCTAGGCTCGTTTCCTTCCGCGCCAACCCAACCATTCCCGCCCGCTCCTTCGTTCATTGAGGGAGCCTTATACTGGAACAGCACTAGCAATCAGATGTTCGTGTGGAATGGAACAACATGGGCGACTACCACAGACTTCAATGAGTTTACGGATTTCATCGCCAACGGAACCACGACCGCAAGAGATTTGGTTACTCGCTTCTCTGACATACACAATGTTAAGGACTTCGGCGCGGTGGGTGATGGAATTGCCGATGATACGGCCGCGTTGCAGGCCGCAATTGATTCTTGGATTCCTTACCAGCCATTTGTAACTGATGGAGGACTAGTTTTCCTTCCACCCGGAAGATACAGAATTACATCCTCATTGGATATGAGCGGAAAGCATGGGCTTCATTTCATAGGCTCTGGAGTGCAATCAACGGAAATTTTTGCAACAGGAGATTTCCCTGTAATAAAAAGTTTTAATGTCATAACAGAGCCATGGATTGATGGACAAGTTCGCGATATGACAATTCGCGGAGGAGGAAATACAAATCCGAATGCTCACGGAATTCACACAATTTTTACGAATGGATGTTTGATTGACAATGTTTTAATCTTTTCTTGCAAATATGGATTAAATCTTAATCATTCATGGCAATATCAAATTAGCAATGTTGACATGCACGGAGGCGGCGTTGATCGCTGTGATATTGGTGTTTTCATGGGGCCAACAAGTCTTCTTACTGATATAAATAATGCAATAACAGCATTCAACATTACAGTAAAAAATTGCATAACTTGCGGATTCAGAATTATCAATGGCCAAGGATCAAAGTTTTCCGAATGTGAGGCTGGCGCAACCCCGATTGGATTCCATATTGGCGAACCACCAACAGGAACAACATTGTGCCAATGGTTGCACTTCAGCAATTGCTTGGCAGACTCAAACTCGCAATACGCTTGGAAAATCGCGAAAGGAAATGCATCTGAACTTTCTCAAATGCAATTTACTGGATGCTGGGCAGGGAATAGCGGCAACGAACTAATATATATATCACAAGCACAAGACTTAATATTTTCTAATTGTATAATTATAAAATCCAATAATTACGCAATAAGCGCAAGAAACAGCAATAGGATCACATTTACCGGATGCCAAACGCTTCGATTTAATTTTTCTAATACTGCAAAAGAAGCTATTTATCTATTAAATACAAATAGATTTACTTATACAGGAACAGTAAATCCAGAAAATGCTTTTGCGAACAGCGATGTGCTAGAAGACGGGACAAGTGGAATTAACTTTTTGAATATTGTTAATTCAAATGGCGGGACTTTAATAAGTGTAGATTCAAGGCTTATCGCAAACGAAGCAGATATATTTTCTGGAGCAGCCCAATCTCTTGATCTCCGAGCAAAAAGCGGAGTAAATAGCAGTGCGTTGCTTCTAACAAATGGAACCCCTAAAACATGGGGATTAATTTCAAGATCAAATGACAATTTTTCAATTTCTGACGGTGCAACGCAAAGAGTCTCAATTGACGGAACATCTGGGTATGTCGGGGTTGGAGCAACATCGCCATTAAGTAAATTGCATGTTGATGGGGATGTTACATTAAGCACAGCAACAACTGCAAATACCGCAACCGCCGGGGTTGAAACATTGCCAGCAAATCCAGTTGGATTTCTTGTAGTGTCAATTAACGGGACAAGCAGAAAAATACCATACTACGCAACATGATAAATTTAATCAAAGAAACTAACGACATCGCCGAATACGAATTCACAAACGGAACTTCAGTTCGTATTATTACAATTGAAAAGCAACAAGAAAAATCAGAAGACGGCGAGGTTGTAAAATATAATGTGGATGCAAAAGAAATAGCCGATCAAGAATATGAGCGATGGATATCTTGGTTAGGACAAGTCTGATATATCTTTCTCGCCGATCACAATCTTTTCTACTTTCCCCTGCGCCCAGTCATCAATCTCGTCCATCATTTCTACCCAGAAAGCTTCGGCATCCTCCTTGTTCTCTAGTTCCAGCACAGAGAGTTTGCGCTCGTAGTTGCTCGCCTCATCGTTGATGTAGACCTCCAGCATGTAGACCTTTTGAGCTTCTCCAAGGAAAGTGGCGAGGAGGGCGTGGCCGGACGGGCGGCAGGCGAGGACGATCTCTTTGTCCACTTGAGCCGGGATGTTGTAGTCCATGACGATGCCCTCACCGAGTAGCTTGGAGAAGGCGAGGTTGGATATGATGATGCTCGTCTGCGCGGCGGTCGCGATAAATCGGCCTACTTCTTCGTCATTCATTATCGGTAACGATAACGAATCTGCGCTTGACTTGTCAATAAAAGTTTCTATACTCCCCCGCGATGGATCACCCACTACTAGGAGCCTACGAGGCCTGCATGGAAGCCTACGAGAGAAGTCGGATGTTGCGGCAGGCCGGGAGGTCCGTATTCGGCAAAGAGTTGAAGTTGGCGAGAAAAAATCTTGGCATGACCGTGAGGGAGATGGGCAGCGTGGTGGGGACAACAGGAGCGTTAATCAACCAGATCGAGACCAGCAGCCGATCTATCTTGAAGCTGGATCAGGTCAAGAAAATCGTGGAGCTATGCTTAAACGGAAAACACCAATCAGAGCAAAAAGCGGATTCAAGAAGCGAGGGGGAAGGCTACGAGCGGTAAGCAAGAGTCGGGCGAAGGTGAACGAGATTTACCGAGCCGCGAAGCAGATGTATATGTTTGAACATCCTAACTGCGAGATATGCGGGAAAGTGGCACACGACCTTCACCACAAATGCGGGCGGGGGAAGAATCTCTGTAACATGAACACATTCATGGCCCTTTGCCGTTTGTGTCACGATAGCGTCCACCATAATGTAGCTTGGGCCAGAGAGCGCGGCTACATCCAATACGATTACAAACCATGAGCTACAACCAACCATTCGAGTCCCTAGTCAAAGTGCGCGGGTATATCTGCGCGGAGAACCCATATAAGATTCGCTTCATGCAGACCTACAACGACTGCTGGATCAAAAGAAAAGATATTACGAACATCGAGCGAGTGGAGAAGACCAGCGAAGGCTACTGGCTATCCTTCCTCACAGTCCGCGAAGAAGTGGCGAACGAGCTTGAGCTTGACGGGGAACTAGCTTAAATTATCGTTACCGATAAATTGTGCTTGCAGAATAGATTTTCCGCGAGAATAGTGTAAAGAACTATGCCATCTCCAGACAGACATTTTGCAAACGCAGCGATCTTCACGCACAGCACGGGACTCACTCCGAACAGCGGTGACGCAGCCCTCTACATCAAGAGTGATAACAAGGCTTACATCAAAGATTCTACTGGAGCCGAAACTTTGGTAGGACCAACCACAGCAACAGGTGCATGGACGACTGGATGGATTCCAGCATCTCTTTGGATTCCACGAACCACAAATGGCTGTGGCGTAGACTCCCGCGAGCTTGCCACCAACCGCACGAACTGGGATGAGCTTTTATTTGATGCAGGAACAGATAAATTTGCTCAAGCATTTATCATGCTTCCTTCCAATTACAATTTTGGAACCATTACGGCTCGCTTCTATTGGACAGGAAGCGGAGCCACGGATGGCAGCGATGATGTCATTTGGGGAATCCAAGGTCGCGCCTTCGCGGATGCCGATGACTTGGACATCGCCTTCGGAACTGCCCAGACAGTCACCGACACGCTTGCCGTGATCAACGATATGCAGATTAGCGCAGCGACCAGCGCGGTCACGATTGGTGGAACACCCGCAGCCAACCGCCCGATTCTCTTCCAAATCTACCGCGATGCAGACGCAGTCGGCGACAACTACGGGCATGATGCAAGGCTCCTCGGAGTCGAAATAAGCTACACGGCAATCTAATGAGAGCGCGGCACAGGCATTTTAATCCACGCTTCGCAGGGGCAGACCTTGTGCTTGATTCCCGCTACATAAACCAAAGTGACAACACGGCGGTCAGCACTTGGTCGGATCGCAGCGGTAATGGCTTCGATGCTACGCAAGCGAATGCAACCAACCAGCCGACTTTTCAAGCAGGGGAGCAAGGCGGCAACGGTGGTGTGGATTTTGACGGGACTAATGATTTTATGATTGGAACCTATAATCCAACCGCTGTGCCACGCACGGTTCATTCTGTCTTTAAATCGGATGTGACGGATGTAAGAAATATTTTTCAAGTTCCCCAAACCCCAAATCAAAGCTCATGGAATGCGCGGTGGGGTTTATCCTCTGGAAATTTTTTCATTAGCGGTGACGGAACGACAACAAACCAGCGCCTTTCAGTTACACCTTCTGGAGCAACATCCGCAAAAATAGGTTCATGGAGTTCAGATTCAAGCAGAAATGTTTCAATGGAGGTTGATGGAGCAACGCAAACAGTTCTTGATAATCCTCCTGTAGCGACAAGCACTCCAACAACTAATGGTTATCGGTTAGGAGAAATTGGCTATACTGCAGCAAGTTCAATTCAACAATGGAACGGTTTAATTTTTAGTGTGCATTCTTGGCAGAATGAACAAATCGCCGCATCTCTCCGCAAACGCTGCGAACACGCATCCGCCTTTTCCTTCAAAATCGCCTGCTCATAAACAACATGAAAACATATCTCACTCTCGACAAACAACTCCGTTCTGAAATCGACCCCGCGATCATCGCCAACCTTGAGCGCAAAGGCTGGGTTCCTGCACCGCAACCCGCCCACGATCCCGCCACCCAGCAATGCGAGTGGGTCGATGGCGCGTGGGTAGTCACTCCGATTCCTCCGACACTCTACACCGCAGAGCAATGGCTCGCCAAAGAAGGCTACGGAGCTACCCAGCTTGTCACGCTCCTCGACCTCTACGCCGAGCTTACCGCTGCCGCCAAGGTATCGCCCAAGCTCGATGCGGTGAAGGCATGGACGAACGCCATCCTTGCAGAGTATGTGCAGAACAGCCAGCCCAAAGAGGACTGGGGTGCTGCGCCATTCAGCTTCAATGAGACGGTGATCGAAGCCTACGGGTTGCTCGCCTAATCCTCGCCCCAATCATCTGAAGAGTAGGCATCCTCTTCGGTATCGGGCTGGAGCTTATTCTCTGGTCTAGCCCAGAAGCGGTCGGTGGGCACAACTTTATCGGTTCCGATAAAAGCAAGTCCGTAGCGGCGAGCCATCTCGACCATATAGATGAAGCTGTCGGAAAGGTCTGGTGAGTAACCAGTTCTGCCCTTAAGGTCATCTTTCGTTTCGATGGACATCTTCTTATTCTTGGTGCGCCACCTACGCAGGCATAGCTCGCGCCCGAGATCGCTAGCCGGGTCCAGCCCATAGATCACCTTGGCCTTCAACCCGTGGTAGATGCTAAACCAAAATTCCGAGACAAGGCGATCATAGACCTCATTACATGGCCGCTTATCCACATCCGCCGCGATCCGGTCGGTAGGTTTGCCCATGGAAGAGATAAGAGCGATAGAGTGCCCATTGGTGTCAAAGCGCAGCCACTCGCGGATGATCGCTTGGCCTACTCGCCCGCCATCGCCGCTCACATCCATACCGAAGCGTTTCGGTTCCACCCCATACCTGCGGCAAATATCGACCACTTTCTCCGCAAGCTGGACATCGAATTCTTGGGCCGCGTTGGCAGAGAGCTGGATCACCTCTTGATGCTGGAGGTAGAGAACCTTCGCGCTGGTGCCACGAACATTACCGAGCTTACCGATAGAGAGAACACAGCGATCCCCTCCAACGGTAAAGGCCGTATCGAACCCAGCCACCTTCACGAACCCATCGGCTGACCAGATCGGCTCCTCAAGAGTATCGGCATTTCTGATCACATCTGCGGTGAGAATCGTCTGATTGAAGCCAGACTTCGGCCACCAACCGATAGCATTACGCACATAGTCCACGGCATTCTCGTCGCCGTAGGACATCTTGAGCATGTCGGCCTGCTTCTGGCGATCCATGAGGAACGGGAAGGGCGGCGGCTCGCTGGGAGGAGCGTCGAAGTTCGGAGACTTATTACCATTGTAGAAGAGGCATATCCCCGTCTCTGTCTCCCATTGCAGCATATCGGCATTCACACTATCAAAGGTCGAGGCACCTTTGGGCATACACCAGCGGGTATGGGGATTGTCGCCCGTAGAAGGGTTGCCGATACCGATGAACACTTTATCGTTGTTGGAAGAAAGGTTCTGTCTGGCACTTAGCGCCCCCATCTCCATTTCCGGCAACTCATCCATAGCAAGACGGATGCGCTTATTCTTACGACCACGCGTAGTGTCGATGGCTTTTTGCCCCTCATTACCTTGAGGAAAGGCCAAGGCCTTGATAGCATTTTGGTATTCTTTTTCATCTTGTCCACTTGCTCCACCCCACACGATCATGTGGCGGTAGTCGATTAGGTTTCCAATGCGATGTCTGGCACACTTGTAGAGTTTCGAGATGATACCCCAGATACGATCCTCCGAAGCGCCGAGTGTGGTAGTCGCCACCCATGAGGATGTGCAATGTGGGGCCGCGCACCAATCAAGGTAAATCCAGACAGAGACAGGGAACGACTTGCCAGCAGACGCCGCGCCAGCGAGAACCACATCGTCTTCGTTGCAGAGAGCCTCAAAGGTGCGGAGCATTGAGTGGTTGGTATACCCGCGATTCTTGATAATCACATCGGTCGGCCATTGGAGTTGGACCGCCTTGATAAAATGCTCAAAGGGGGACATGAGCTTGAACTGCGAGAGATCGACATTCTTCTCGATGCAGAGCGTCTTGCCATACTGCCCGCGAGTGAGGGCGTAGCAGTATAGCTCAATCTGAAGATCATCCATGTTATCGGGGAATAACATGCCGTAGCGTTGTATACCTTTTTTGCTTGACATCCGATATAGAAGACCACATCTTCTTGCCCAGATCAAGCATGAAACTTAAAGATCGCAATCGCGCCCCTGTAGGTGGCTGGAAGTATCGTTATACGATACATCGCTTCAATCTAGACTTCCCCGCCACAGTCTACGGGGATTCGTGGACCCGTCTCATAGCGAATATCAAGAAGGACATGGTTAGCAACGCGCACCCTGTTCCCAATGATCTTGAGTATCAAGTGGAACAGCAAATCTGTGCGAGCCAACCAGCAGACCGATGCTGGCAGCAAAGCGGTGATGTTACCGCAAATCTTATCCACGGGGCAGCTAGACTCATCGACAGTATCGCAGGGACAAAGCTGGAGAAGAAGGCGAAGGGATGTTTATCTTGCGGGAAGCGCCGAGAAAAACTCAACAAGATACTTTGACTTATGATTATCGTTAACGATAATACTCAACTATGATCGACGCTGGCTCTGACAATTTTACGCTCGCAACTCTTGGTCCCGATGGGGAAGTGCCAGCAACTAGGATAACCTCGGCAAACATGGCTTGGAACATAGCTGATCAGCTTGCGCGAGATAATGTCGGAAGGGAACAGAAAAGGATTCGTATTTTTAAAGCCTACTCAAGATTTGCCCCGACAGAGTATAGTAAGATGGCGCAGAAGTCGCTTCCTTGGCAATCCAATACGAACTGGGGCCAGATGGAATTCATCGTAAACAATCAAAAATCAAGCTACTATGATGTTATCACAGAACGCCAAGCGTGTGCGGAAATCAAAACAAAATACGGGAACGAAAGGGAAAGGCTCGTCCACTCAGAGAACATCACGAAAGCGTTCGACCACGCGATCCGCGAATGGCCCGGTTACCTTTACAACAAAGAACAAGACATCACTTCCATGCTGTTGTATGGAAAAGGAATCGGCATGTGGACAAGCCCGCTTGGGTGGATGCCAGAAGCCGTGCCGCTTTCCGACCTGCTTTTCCCAGACAATACGAAAGTGGATTTCTCTAATCTGGAAGAGTTTGTGCGGCGAGTTCGACTCACCCCCTACCAACTCTACAAGGTCATCAAGAATAGGGAAGCCGCCGAGACGCTTGGGTGGAATGTTGATGCAGTCATAGACGCGATCCGTTTCCAAAGGAGCTTCCAAGAATCCAACCGCACACGCGAAGAGTTCTACCGCACGATCAGCGAAGGTAGCTTCAATTGGAACTTGTCGGTTAACCAGACCATTGACCTCTACGAGATTTACTGGCAGGAGTTTGACGGCAGTATCAGCAAGGCAGTCGTGTTGCAAGACTATACCCCGATTGTCAGCAATATCAAAAGCAAGTTGCGCGGAGCGGAGAAAATCACCGATGCCGAAGTCCGCGACCAGCATGGGTTCATGCAACTCAACATCGGGTTGTTCGATAGCTGGGATCAGATTCTTTACATGGTTACAGACTCAGTTGGGTCGGGACTCTTCCACGACATCAAGAGCCAAGCGGAGGCGTGTTTCGTTGCGTGTCGCCAGTATGACTTCACGATGAACAGCCTTGTGGATGCGGTGCGGCTCAACTCTATGCTTCTTTTGGAAGGCCAATCACCAGACTCAACCAAAACGCTAAAGCAAATGGAATGGCTCCCCATGAGCATCATGCCGGACGGAGCAAAGTTTGCACAAAACAGAATCCAGCTTCCGGTTGCTGAGTCTATGCAGTTCATGCAGTTCTACATGGGCGATCTCTATCGCGGGATGGGGCAGTATCGCATCAACGCTCCAACCAAAGGAGGAAAACAGCGCACAAAAGGCGAAGCAGAGTTAGATGCCGCCGAATCCGCCAAGCTGTCTGGCACACAAATTAGACGGTTCAACGAGTGCGAAACGCTATACTTCCGCGAACTCTACCGACGCTTTGTTTCTTCCACCCGCAACGACGACGGGTATCAGTATGTCAAACGATTCTACGAGATTCTTGAGGAGCTTGGAACGCCGAAGGAGGCTGCTTCCTTTAAGAACATCACCAGCGTCCGAAGCAACCTCATCAACGGGGCGGGAAGCCCGAGCTTCAAGCTCATTACTGCGGAGAGGCTGGTCAACCTTACGAGCATTACTCCCGCGAACGAAGGGCAAGAGAATGCGGTCAAAGACGCCATCGCCGCGCTAGCAGGCAGGGACAACGTGGAGCGGTATCGCAACACCAAGGTAGCGAAGATTGACGATACGGATCGCATCATTGGATTCGAGAACGCAGGCATGACCGATGTGTTCGTCAACCCGCAGAACTTCCCTGTGCTGCCCACCGATCCGCACATCGAACACGCGACTGGTCACTTCAACGACCTCATGTTGCAGATTCAGACCAACATGCAGGCGATTCAAGCTGGCCAGCCAGATATCAACGAGCTTGCAAAGGCCGTCCGCTCCATCCAGTTCAAGGGTGGTCACATCATGGCGCATGTCGAATTCATTGCAAAAGATCAAGGCAAGAAAGATTTCCTCAAGCAGTTCATGCAAGGCATGGGCGAGGCGGGCAAGCTCGGCGATCAAATCGTCCAAGTTTACCAAGACATGGCTCAAGCAAAGCAGGGACAGCAGGGCCAAGGTATGAGCGAAGAGGACATCAAGCTCCAATACCTCGCCGCCAAGTCCGGCATCGAGATCGACACCAAGCAGAAGCTGGCAGACATCTCCATCGGAAAAGCCTCCATCAGCCACGCCCAGCGCACCGAGCAACGCGAACGCCAAGGCATCACACAACTCGCCTTGCAGAAAGCCAAAGCCCGCGCCGAAATCCAGAAGAAGATGGCGGAAGCCCGTGGCATGGAAGAAGAAGAGATGGAAATCGAGGAAGAAGAACTTCCCGAGCGGGAAGCGCAAGTCGCCACAGAAGGCGAAATGCCAGAAAATACCCGAGCGGGAATGCAGAACACAACACAACCAACTGAATGATAGATTCAAACAAACTCAAGAGTCTTTGTGGTTCAATAGCTAACCACGAAGATTGGAACGCATTACAAGCCTACTTGTTACTTACAGCCCAGCCCTCTTCGGGTATAGACGCTGTGAGGTATATCTTAAACTCAATTAGCTCACTCGGCGAAGATGTGCCTAAACAGTTTAAGAAAACCAAGCAAGGCGTCACCCAAACGGCGATTGATCCCAACGAAGACCCTGACCTTAAAGAATTATGAGCGACACCAACAACGAAACAGCGGAGATCATTAATGATCTCAAAGCCAAAGCAAGCATCCCGATCAAGGGAAACACGGCGGACTTCCTTGCGAAGTTCACGCAAAAGCAAACCGACGAAGGTAAGCCTAGCGCGGATAACATCAACGATCCTATGTTGGGTCGCCAGCAAGAGGATGTATCAAATGATACTGAGGAAGAAATTATCGGTAACGATAACGAAGAGAAGAAGCCCTTGATCAGCATTGAAAAGAAAAAGCCGGGGTTCGTGCAAAAACAGATTGAGGAGAACAAACGCCTCAAGGAAGAATTGGAGAAGTTCAAGACCGACGAAGTTCCCAAGTATACCCAGAAGATCGCCGAGCTTGAGGAACTGGTAAAGAACAGCCAGACAACGGCAGAAGCCAACCACTACCAAGATCAACTTAATAAAGCCAACGAGGCTAAAGTTGAATTGGAGTCACAGCTATCAAAGGAAATCGCCGACCTTAAGAGTAAGGTGGAGTTCTACGACATCACGGCCAGCGAAGACTTTCAGCGCATCTATGTCGCGCCAATCCAAGAAAGTTATAATGAAGCCAAGAAGATTCTTGGGAGCGATCAGCAACTCCAAGCATTATTCAATAGGGCCATTACAGCAAATGCTGCGGCTTACAGTAACAATAATCAAGCAGATAGGCAGCAATCATTTCAAGAACGAGATGAAGCATTGGAAGAATTGACAAACCAACTCAATACTTTCAAGCAGGTCCGCTTCGCCGACCAGTTGAATAGCTATCTTAAAGCGATTGATAACCACGCCAACGCTCTCTACAACTACCAAACCACCAAGCAAGAAATCTCCCGCAAGGCGAAAGAGAAAGAGCTAAAAACTCGCACAGAGTTCCTGAACACATGGCGCAACTCCTACAAGGAGCAAGCGCAAGCTGTGGAGGGCGAGATTCAGATTGCCGAAGACATCGCCGAATACATGAAAGAGAAAGGCATCAAGTTCGATACTAGCCGAGATGATGCCATCGCCCTCGCCGCCACTCAGCAGAGTGACGAGGTAGCCAGCGTGGACGAGATGAACCGTCTTATCAATCAGGGCCGCAGTTATAAAAAACTACAGGCACTTGTAAAAGCGCAGGCAGAGATGTTGAAAGAAAAGGACGATTATATCAACAAGCTCAAGGGTGCATCTAAGACCACCTCGGCTCCCGCCACCACAGAGACCAAGCAACGAGTGAGCATCCCAGAAGGTTTGGCTGCAAAGCTAGCTAAGTTCGGACCACGGTTGGCTACTGTCTGATTCCCATCCCACACCATGAAAGGGGAGGAGTGTAAAAGCTCCTCCTCTTTTTTTGTAAAAAAACATTTGACAGCATTTGCGTGAGGATTAAGTTGCGAGCATAGGGATATCCGAAAGCGCGAGCAATTAGGGATTCAGTCGCATCCTGACTGGCGAGTAACAGCACTCGCATGAAAAGCTGTTTCCGGACTGGGCGCAAGCCAAAGAGGGGTAGAATCCGGCCTCAGAGAACCAAGCACTCGCTTGGCGGTCCTCTGGGTTGCCACGCGGGTTTAACAAAACCAAAAATTAAACCTAACTAAATCAATCATATGTCACAAATCATCTTCAATTCCTGTGAAGAGATCGACAGCTTTTTCCGCGAAGGTCGTGAGTATTTCAACGATCTCTATGTGAAGAAGCTCGTCACTAACAGCGTTTATTTCCAACGCTTCGAGGAGCAGCCTTGGCCGCTCAACCACACCACCGAGCAAAAAGCCTTCCGCTTTGGCCGTGGGTTCTACGATCCCTGCACCCCCTTCAACAAGATCACGGACACCTACTGCGAAACCGATAGCTGCGCTACGAACAGCACCCTCATCCAACGCCCCGGCACCGAGAGCTACACTTTCGAGCTTCTGCGTAAAGAGATGCACACCGACTGGATTTGCGTGGAGAGCCTTCTCTATCGCTTGTTCCCAGCCGAAGAGATTCTTCAGTTCGAGGAGTCCAACGCCCGCATCACCAAGAACGTCCATGAAGAGTTCCTTCGTGCGAACTACATTGGTCAGGCTGGCCACAAATGGGTTGGTCTTACCACCGATGACGGCACCTACTGCGGTCTCCTTGACGATCAAGCGTGGTTCATCCCGCAGCACAGCGAAGGCTCTACTGCTGGTTACGACCTCTGCCAAGTTAAAGTGAAGGTTGCACCCGCCGATCTCGTTAAGATCGCCTACCTCTCGCTCGACATGTTGGATGACGCTCTTATCGAGCTTCAGAACGAAGACGATGCCTTCCGCCTCGACATCAACGAAGCGACTGGCATGCAGCTTCTCGACATTGTTATCCCTGATCCTCGCGTGGGCCGCGCCCTTTACTTCCAAGCGAAGCGCAACAACGGCTACTGGGATGCCAACACCGACTTCGACGCCCGCCTCTCCAGCCTCAAGCTCGGAGTCAACCGCGTCATCGGCGACTACGCCTTCGGGTATGACATCAATGCGGCTCGCTTCAACGCGGCTCCTGATCAACCCGCTGGTCCCTTCAGCCCGTCCGACCCCGACACTTGGGCCGTGCTTGTGCGCGTTCCTCGCTACGTCAAAGTCGTGCAGGAGAACGGTTGCTCGTATGTCCCGAACAAGGACTACCAGAACGCCGACTTCGCCATCTCTGTCGCTATGGTCAACAAAGCCATGGTCAAATGGACAATGCCTTCCGCTACTGGATACGGCAAAGCCCAGCAGATGGCCCAGAACTACGCTGGTGACTGGGAGTGGAAGAACCCCGATTGGGAGTGCAACCGCTGGCGCAAGATGGGCTACTATCAAGCCCAATTCCGCCTCGCTGCGCAGGTTAAAGACCCGACCCTGATCCACGTCTTCCTGCATCGTCTGCCCCGCACCAAGAACCTCTACGGTTCCTGCTGCCCGCTGAACGAATACACCCCGCCTGTCGATCCTACGGATTGCTACAACTGCGAAGGTGTTGGTGACATCCCCGGCGCTTAAGCCAAACGCTCCAAAGGAGGAGTCGGGACACCCCGGCTCCTCCAAGCGGGGCAAACCAGAATAAAATCTATGGCTTGTTTTACCGATCTACCTTACGCAAACTGGAGCTACCAGTTGCTCCGCACCCTCTACGCAGCGGCAGGAGAAAATGCAGTCACGGTTTCCTTGGGGTGCTACCAAGCAATGCCCCCAGCCAACCAGATGTATCAGTTCTATGTGAACCTCCATTATATTGGCGGCTCAATCGAACCAATCTCCGAAAACTGCTTTGTCCAAATGACTGAGGACATGCAATGGTATCACCTGAACGAGGCGTTGGAGTATTCCTACAACCCCGTTCCACCACCAGAAATCTAAATTATCGGAAACGATAACGAGTAGCAGAAGTTCAATCCTTCACTACTCAAACCAATTTTAATATATGGCACTCTCTGAAAACTGCTTCAAGGAAAGCACACCTGATGTGCAGAACTGGGAAATCCTCCAACAACTAGAGGCCATCGAGGCCGCAGTTGAAGCGGAGGGCGGATTCCCGATTCCTACTTACGACTTCATCGACCTCAACTATATCGGTTCGACAAACAATATCGGAACTGTTATCTTCAAAGAAGGAGGTTCTGGAGGAACTACAGTCGGCACACTTACGCTTACTTATGTGGGTGGAGTGCCAACTGATGACGACGCTTTGCTCGACACCGTAACTTTGACATAAGATGCCTTACAAATTCAATCCATTCACAGGTAAGCTCGACAACGCGCCGGGTGCGCCAGTCTTCCCCGACAACAAGTTTACGATCTTTGATGATGGGAACAAGACGAAGCGGTTCAAGTTTGAAGCCAGCGCGATCAGCCCCACGACCACGCGCACTCTGAACATCCAAGATGTCAGCGGTCCTGTGGCGATTGGGTATGGATTGGCAAATCAGTATATTCGGGGAGATGCCACGATTGCGAACTTCCCTGTGGCAGCGGGTGGAGGAAGCTCGGTCAGCTACTACTTAAACGGATCGGTGAGCCAAGGCACGATACTTGGTAACCCGTATTACGAGATCAACAAGGTTCCTGCTGGCGCAGCGCAGACCAACTTTACGATCAACGCTGGCAATACAACCGCCTACTTCATCACGGATGCGGGCGACCCGAATCGGCTCTTGATCCCGCAAGGCAACTTCACCTTTCAGCTTTACTGCCTTACCTCTAGTGGCAACCCGCAATTGGCGGTGGAACTCTACAAGTATGACGGAGCCACCTTCACGCAGATCGGCACGACCAGCCCTGCGGCGACTATCGCCAATACCACTTCAGACATCCACCTTCTCACGGTAGCCATCCCCGCTAGCACCACTCTCGCACTCACAGACCGCTTGGCCGTGCGCGTGATTGGCAGCAGCTTGGGCGGGCACACGATCACTCTGAATACTGAAGGCAATACCCAGAGCCAGATCATCACCACCTTCTCGACGGGATTGGCCGCGCTCAATGGTCTGACCGACCAAATTCAGTTCTTTGCGACTGGCACTACTGGCACCGACTTCAACATTGCTAGCACAGCCGCTACCCACACCTTCAATATTCCCACAGCAAGCGCAGCCAATCGCGGTGCGCTCTCTAGTTCAGACTGGACTGCCTTCAATGGTAAGATCGGCGCAGGGCTGTATACCGCTACGACTGGGCTGACGATGAATACTGCCCGGCTGCTGGGTCGGACTACCGCAGGAGTCGGCGCAGCAGAAGAGATCACCGTAGGCGTAGGCTTGTCGCTTACCGGAGGAACACTCACCGCCACCGCTGGCGCAGCAGTCACCAATGTCACCGCTACCGCCCCGCTCACAAGCTCGGGAGGCGCAACACCCGACATCTCGACCAGCATCGCCACGAACCGCATCGTAGGCCGCAGCACCGCAGGCACGGGTGTGATGGAGCAACTCACCCCAGTCGGCATCACAGTCTCTGGCGGCAACATCACAGGTATCGGCGGAACAGTCGGAACTGTGGACAACGCAGTCCCCCGCGCAGATGGGACGGGTGGGTTTACTGTGCAGGGCAGCGGACTCATCGTGGAAGATGCGATTGTCTCCGTCACAGGTATCACGGGCGATGCAGGCACGGATGTAATTACCGCACCCGGAACAGCATTCGCCAATGGACAGCCAATCCGCTTCACCGCGCTCACGGGTGGCGCAGGACTCAACACGACAACGAACTACTTCGTGCGTGAAGTCTCTGGAGCTACATTCAAAGTAGAAACCAGCATTGGAGGCGGAGCGATCAACTTCACCACCAACATCACCGCTGGAACGCTCCTCACAGGTCACAGCGTCAGCACGAATGTCACCCTCTCCGAGAACACCACCGCGACTAATTCCGATCTCGTCCTCACGCCGAAAGGCACGGGGGCGTTCATCCTCGGCCCGAAACCAGACGGCACGGCGACTGGCGGGAATGCGAGGGGAAACAATGCAATCGACTTGCAAGTTTCAAGAACATTAAACACTCAAGTAGCGTTGGGGGCAAATTCATTTATTGGCTCTGGAACAAACAATACAGTTCGATCACAGAGGGGTATAATTTGCGGAGGAACAGGAAATATCGTTGGTCATCCGAACGGTAATGGAATTGACAATTTCATTGGCGGAGGATCATCCAATCAATGTATCGCGGAAAACGGGACAAGCGTAATTTGTGCTGGCAGCAGTAATGTGACTGGCACGGGCGGAACCGGTTCTGTTTTTATCGGAGCAGGATCAAGCAATCAAGCTTCACTCACAAACTCTGGAGTTGTTTGCGGCTCATCCAATAATGCCTCGCAGGCAAATGCGTTTATTGGTGGCGGGCAGAGCAATGCGGCATCTGGCGTCCGATCAGCCATTGTTGGCGGTCATTCTAACGCGGTAAGCGGACAAGAAGGGTTTATTGGTGGTGGAGGGGAAACAGGGCAAGGAAACTCTGTTACTGCAACTATTGGTAGTATTTTAGGAGGTCGCCGTGGTTTGGCAGATAGATTTGGGCAACAGTCCCATGCTTCTGGAGGCTTTGCAGCCGCAGGCGATGCCCAACGCGCCCGGTTCGTTCTTCGGAACAAGACCACGACGAACGCCGCAGTCGAGCTATTTTTGGACGGCAGCGCGACCCGCCTCACGATCCCCAGCGGGAAAGTCCTCGGCCTCACGATCAACATCACGGGCATCAAGAGCGACGGCTCCGCAGTAGCCCACTACCTGCGCCAGTATGCGCTCAAGAATGTCGCAGGCACTTGCACGGAAGTCTATGCTCCCGTCACTATCGGTTCCGATAACGCAGCAGGCACTAGCATTGCCTTGAGCGCATACGATGTCGGAGCCACGGAAGCCCTTCGCGTGGAAGTCACCGGAATTGCTGGTGAAACATGGCGCTGGGTGGCAAGCGTGGATGCAGTCGAAATCGCCTACGGACTATAATCTATGAAAACATACGGAGTAATCTACACAGATGGCAGGAAAGAACTCGTCAGCATCGTGCTGGACGAGAACGACGAGCCACGCCTCGACACGCTCGCGCCCTACCCCACGCCGGAAGATTGGGTCACGCCCACTATCGTCCCGCTGGTCAAGATCGAGAAGCCCGCAGACGGTGAGTGGGAGCCGAAAGTCGTGTGGTTTGAAGACCGCGTGGAGAGACAATGGGAGCCGAAGGCATGAGCGACCATCCTACAGCCACAGGTATACTTGGGACCGCCACCAGTCTATCGGGTGTGCTGGTGAGTATGCTACCCCACCTAGAGACAGGACTCCGAATCGGAGGCGCTTTCGTCGGCTTGATCGCTGGCTGCTTGACATGTGTGTATATGTGGAAGAAGATATCGAAACTATGAAAATTCTAAACTTGATCCTCGGTAAACTGAAAGAGAAATCCACATGGGCTGGGCTTACTACCATCGCCGCGCTTGTTGGCTTGAAGCTGGAGCCAGAGCAATTCACGGCGATCAGCACAGCGGTCATCGGCCTCATCGGAGCATACGAAGTGTTCCGCAAAGAGAAATGAACGACCGCGCATTGATAGCACTCTGTGCGCTATGCATGTTGGTCATATTATTGCTGACTGGCTGCGAAACCTTGCGAATAGGTCTCGCGACAGACTACGGGACATTCAGCTACGAAATCCCGACACGGACACTCCGCGACAAGTGAAGCCAAAGTATAAAGAAGTTAGTCGGCAAACCCCTAACTTCTCTAGGGGAAGGATACTCACCCCCAAGGCTGTAGTCCTCCACCACACATCAGGGAGCTACGCAGGGAGTGTCGATTGGTGCACACGTCCAGAGAGCATGGTCAGCTACCACGTGATCATCGCAGAGAATGGAGAGCGCACGGTGCTGGCAGGCGACAACCAGAGGACATGGCATGCAGGCAGGAGCTTCTGGAGGGGCAAGCCAGACTTGAATAGCTGGAGCCTCGGGGTGGCATTCGCCGGGGATACCTACGAAAAGCCTCTAACGAAAGAACAGATTGAATCAGCCATAGAGTATCTTCTCCCCAGAATGAAGAAACTATCGTTAACGATAAAGGATGTGACTGATCACCGCACAGTCAGCCCGAATCGGAAAAACGACTTGAAGCCGTCAGAATATGACAGGTTCATGCAAGAATTGAAACTACATCTATGAGTTGGAAATTCAGAGAATCGAGCAGGAATGTCCACATATTCGATATTAACCTGCCCAAAGTCGGGGATGAACAATGGTTCCTCCTACAAAGTGATGTGCATTGGGACAACCCCAAGTGTGATCGGAAGAAGCTAAAGAAGCATTTAGACGAAGCGGTGAAGAAGAACGCGCCTATCTTAGACTTCGGCGACTTCTTCTGCGCGATGCAGGGCAAGTATGATCGCAGGGCCAGCAAGAAAGACATCCGCCCAGAGCATCAGAACGACAGCTATCTCGACTCGCTAGTCACCACAGCGGCGGAATATCTTAAACCTTATGCTGAATTGCTCACGGTTCGCGGGACTGGCAATCACGAATCGGCCATCCACAAAAATCACGAAACCGACTTAACTGAACGACTTGCAGAGAGACTAAGAATCAACGGAAGCCTAGCAAGGCGGGGAGGCTACTCGGGCTATGTCAGGTTCCATGTGAGCAACGGCAATCGCCAGAACAACAGCATCAAGCTCTGGTATTTCCACGGTAGCGGAGGAGGAGGCCCAGTCACGCGCGGAGTGATCCAGACGAACCGCCAAGCTGTGTATGTGAGTGACGCAGATATCGTAGCTACGGGCCATGTCCACGAAAGCTGGCAGGTCGCCATTCAGAGAATCAGGCTCAACCAAGCTGACGAGGTGGTGCAGGAAAGGCAGACCCATGTGAAGATCGCAGGCTACAAAGAAGAATACGAAGATGGATACGGAGGGTGGCACATCGAGACAGGCAAACCACCGAAGCCAACGGGAGCGTGGTGGCTGCGAATCTACCAGCCGAGTGGAACTATGAAGGGAAATATGTTCCCAGCGGAATACGAATTATTTGAGGCAAGGTAAAAAATTACTTGCCACCAACTAAACTAAACCTATCGTTAACGATAATATGTCAAACTGCGGATGCTCACCTAGCGGATACCCGTCCATTAATAATGAATGCTGCACAGATGTTGCTGCGCTGTCACGCTTCGCCTATAGTTCGGCACAGTCTGCTTTTGCAAATGCACAGAACGCAGAGCAGTCTGCCGAAGATTCCGCAACCACATTGGCAAATGCTGTCCTCAAATCAGGCAGCACAATGACTGGCAACTTAATTGTTACAGCAAACATATTAGCAAATGCAAATACATCTGGGATTGGTTATGGGATTGGGGCAGGAGGAACAATTACTCAATCAGGCAGCAAAGCGACTGCTGTTATTCTAAATAGACCATCTGGTCAAATTACAATGGATGCAAGCGCATTGAATGCCGGAACAACTGTTTCATTTACATTAACGAATTCAGTTATTTCATCCGGAGATGTTTTGATTCTAAATCACATATCTGGCGGAACCGCTGGAGCCTATACACTAAACGCGCAGTCATCTAGTGGGTCAGCAATGATTAGTGTCCGCAATGTGACCTCAGGAAATCTTAGCGAAGCCATAGTAATTGCTTTCGCAGTAATCAAAGCCCAAACAACCTAATATTATGCCTTGCGAACCAGCACCTCCTTGCGAGCCAACTTTCCCGCTCTTCTGCGAACCACTTCCAACCACCAATGATGGTCGCCGCCTTGTTGTTGAAGACTCTGCATCCTGCCAGAAAACAATCCCAACGCCATCCACTCCACAAATATTAAAATCGTCTACATCTGGAAATCTTGAATGGGAGGGCGGATCGACTGGTTCGGTGTTGGCATACACGCTGGCAAATGAAATTGAATTTGTTGATGGTTCTGCATCAAAGCCATTAGAGTTTCCTCTTTTACAAACGCACACGCCAGACAATGCACCAAATGTCATTGTTATGCTTGCTGATGGAACTGTAAAGAAATGGGACCCAAGCAGCGTTGGAAATAACTTTTTGGCATATTGGGACGGAACAGATTGGAGGATCAATACTCTGAACAATCTCCTTCCTTCAGGTCAAGGCATATTTATCCGCGATACATCGAACAATCTTGTTGTTGTCCCTAATGGGGTGTCCGGCTCAAGCCTGCAAATGGTTGGAACAAATATCCAATTCGTCGCTGCCCCGCAGAATCAATTCCCCGGAGGACACCTTTACGGGATGATCCTTTCTAACAATAGCGCAGACCCCAACAACGACATTGATATATCCATTGGTGAATGCCGCTCTGAGCTTAATACGGTTGATTTACTTTTGACTTCTGCAATTACCAAACGAGCAGATGCTGCGTGGGCCGCTGGAAACAATCAGGGCGGAATGGACACAGGGTCAAAGCCAACAAATGGAACGCTGCATGTATACATCATCAGCAACGGCTCGGCTGTGGATGCAATCTTTTCTCAAAGCGCATCCTCTCCAGCATTGCCGGGAGGTTATACAGAATATCGCAGAATCGGAGCAGTAACGACGGATAGTTCCTCAAATATACGCAGATTTGTCCAAGTTGGAGATAGATTTTTGTATACAGCAAAACCGATTGCAGATGCTACTGCATTAGCAATCTCGACAACCCCGCTTCCAATTACACTTACTGTTCCAACTGGAATCAAAGTTAGACCACTTATTAACTTTCAATCTGGGGCTGGCATAAGGTATATTACATCTTATGATCCAGATTCCACATGGGCGGCAACAAATCTTCCTAACTCCGTTAACAATGGCGCAGGATCAGTTATTTTGCAAAATGCGTCAAGCAGCGGATCGCCAGCAAATGACGGCGCTTTAACCAATACATCTAGGCAACTAGGATTTATAGCAAACGCAGCAACAACAATTTACATTGACACATATGGTTGGGCTGAAACTCGTGGGAGGTTGCAACCGTGATTAGGTATGTGGAAAAAAATTTCATGGGAGAAATAATTGGCTCTTCATCAAATAAACAATCTGGGAAAAAAATGAATGAAATAGATGACCAGAGCGAAGAGTATAGGGCGTGGGAAAAAAGTCTAAATCAACAAAACCCATCAGAAGATGGCAACTGAAGGATCAGTATTCGATGGATTTCTTTCTGTAGTCGCCCAAGATGCCGCTACACATCCATCGTATTTGCCTGAGAACTATGTTAGTGAATCGGTTAACAGAACATTCCGTGGAGGAATAAACAAGACACGACCAAGCATACGGGAGATTAAGATTGTAGCAGGAGAAGACCAGCCAGAGACTATCGTTAACGATATTCAAACCGGTAACTTCCAAGGGGCATATCCATATCGTAAAACTAACTTCGATACGAACGACGGAATAATCTGTTCAATAGCTGGGAAGATATACTTTCTCAAGATAGTAAACAATCTTGCGTATGCCTATTTGATCCCCGGCATAGAAGACCCGTCCAAGCAAAACAACGGCTGGAACGACCCTAGCTTAATGCACACATGGTTCGTGCAAGCCGAAGATCGTGTATATATCCAGAACGGATACCAGAACGCGATTACATGGGGCGGGAAGATGTCAGAGAATGCGCGAAGACTCAATCCGTATCTCAACAAGATGCCGATTGGAACGGTAATGGAATATGCGTTTGGTCGCGTGTTCGTATCAGACAAGTTTAATCTGATCTACGCCTCAGACATTATCTACGGCAATGGGTTCAACGATACGCTAAACACAGAAAACTTTACCGAGATTACCTATTGGGCAGAGGGTGGCGCATTTGGAACTCCAGCCAACATGGGGAATATTACAGGGATGAAGGTTATGCCAACCTTGTCTGGCAACCTGCGCGGGCAAGGAGTATTGGTGGTCTTATGTGAAAATGGCGCGTTCTCGATGGATGTAAGTCTGCCTAGAGTGGAATGGAACACATCAAATATCCAGCTTATCTCACTTATTGGCAGAGGCTGTGCGAGTCCATATGTGACCACGGTAAATTCAGAGCTATGGTTCCGCTCGCATGATGGATGGGCTTTTTATTCCAATAGTCAGTCTGAGTTCTACAGCTACTTTTCTCTCCGCAAACTTTCCAGAGAAGTTAACAAATGGGTTGGCAGAGACACGCCGTGGATGAAGCAGTTTGCGAGCACGATGTTTTCAGACAACTATCTTATTAATACGGTAGCCCCAGAAACAAAAAGAACGGACGCTCCCGGCCTGCACAGGTATCACAGAGGAATGGTTGTGCTTGACCTAGATCAGAGCGCAACGCCAGCCCCAGATAGTGCGATCACATTTCGTTGGAATGGAATCTGGACTGGCATACGGCCAACTCAGCTTCTTACTGCAATGATTAATACAGAGAAGCGGGGTTTCGGATTTAGCTTTGACGATGACAACATTAATCGTCTATATGAAATCACGAACCAAATTGGAGATGATTTTGGTCAGAATGGAACAGTCCAAATTAAGAGCTTCTTTACAACTGGAAGGTATGATTTTGACAAATCAGAAGTGACAAACAAGTTTCTAAGAAAAAGGCTCACAGGTGGAGAGATGTGGATGAGCGAGATACCCGGCAACATCACATCGTCTGTTGAGTATAGGTCCGATAGCAACCCATGCTGGTCTGAGTTAAAGCCAGAAACAACCTTTGGATGTCCGCCATGCTCCCCAGTTTTAAAGGCGGAATGCACCCCTCGCGTGGGAGGCAACCTTTACAAACGCTACAAGTTCACAACCCCTGATCCATCAGAGTGCAACGAGATTGCAGAGATACCATCAATCGAGGGAAGCGAGTTTCAGATCAAAGTCTCGTTGGAAGGTGTGGCCACAGTAGATCGCGTTAGAATCATGGCGAATATCAAGAACAACGAGGACAGTCCGATTGGCGACTGCCCAGAAGATCAAGACGAGTGCCCGACAAATTTATGTTGCCAAGAAAGATATTGGGACTACTCTATTGCCACATCGTAAGCTATGGACAATCAAGCAAGCAGCCCTCAAATCATCTTTCCAAATGTTCCTGACGATTTCTGTCCCGCTGGGAATTGGACTCAAATTCTTCAAGAGTTTATTGATGAGGTTCTTGCAAATGGAACAATCAATGTCCCCGGCCTTGGAGATGTAACTCCGCAAGAGATTCAAAATATTAACGACCAGCTTACGGCTCTTCAGAATCAGATTGATGCGTTGAGCCAAGTTCAGATTAAAAGAGGCAGCGTAACAGGGTTGTTAACAGGAGACAATATTGTTCCAGTTTCATTCTCTAGTGCATTCCCAGATTCGCAATACGCCGTTGCATTAACTCCCCTGATTGCAACAAATACAGTATCTGCATTGCCAACATTTTTGCTGCAAACAGGCAGCAAGACATCTTCCGGTTTCTCAATTGTTGTTGAGAATAACATCGCAGCGATAACGGAAGTTGAGTGGGTCGCAATACGATCCATCTAAACCATAAAGAAAACCTAAAACTATGACACCACTAAAAGGAACCGATCCTAAATTGAGCAACGACGGGGTTAGCACCCGTGGCATGATCCGCGAGGGCATGGGGAATCAACCCAATCTCGGCGCGAAGACTCCCAAAGCCTACTCCTCCGCTCCTCTTCCTACTGTCGGCAAGCCCGTCAGCAAAGTCGGCGGACCTCACTAATTATCGTTACCGATAATGCCATCTACCTTTCTAGAGATGGCCGAGGCCGTTCGCGGATTTGTCGGCGATAGTGGATCGTGCAACATTGAGAGGGCAAAGAAAGCCGTCAATGCTGCGCGTGAGCTATTGTGGGACAAGCGCGGCTGGCTATCAACGGCAGAGTATTTTCGCGTATGCTGCGCGAACTACTGCTTCACGCTGCCAAACCGCTACGAGCAGATCAAGCTGGCATGGTATGGCAAGCACAACATTAGCCTCGCCGATGAATGGTTCACAAGCACCGATGCGTATGCTAATACCTACGACCAATCCTGCCATCGTCTGATCACAGAGGTCGGGGGGAGGCATGTTGTCTTCCAAGACTACACTACCGCACCATACCAGATAGCGGTCATGGTCGAACATTCTGACGATGTTGGGGTGGAGCTAACATTCCAAGCGCAGGACGAGTATTCAACATACCACACAGTCCCTATCACAACAGTTAACCCGCCGAACAGAGCGCTCTCCAGCATCCGAGTTAAAGGACTCCGTGCCGTGAGCAAGCCGAGAACCAAAGGTAGGGTAAGGGTGTATGCCTACAACCCAGACAATAACTCAAGCCTGCTATTGGCGATCTATCAACCACAGGATATCAACCCGTGGTTCCGCCGCTTCCGCCTGCCAAAGCAATGCAACTACATGACGATCTATGCCAGCCTCAAGTATTTTGATCTTGAGGATGATAGCGATCTAGTGGAGTTCAAGAAGGACAGCATGATCTTTGCTGTGCTGGCACTTAATTCTAGAGAGAACCGAAAACAAAACGAGTTTTTGGCTAATCTGGATTTGGCGATCAGAGAAGAAGAGAAGACAATTGAAGACGCTGAAATCCCAACGGCAAGCCCGATCAAGTTTGTGGACTCGCGCAGACCGGAGGGTCTGATTGACAGGCAAGCCCTCTTTGGAGCGCAAGATTATTACTTCTGGCCATGAGCTTCGCCGTGTTGAGCCTCCCAAGATCGAGGACGGCTTGGTTGGCGTCGTTCTTTAATGCGGCAGGACTCCGGTGCGAGCATGAGCTAATAGCAAGAAGCGATTCATTTGAGCATGCTATAGAGAAAATGAGTCAAGGAATAGGGAGTGTAGATACTGGACAGGTATTCAGAATCAATGATATAAAACGTGAAGTAAAAGATATTAACATCATTATCATTGATAGGGACAAGGAAGAAGTAAAGAAGTCGCTTATCAATTGTGGAATTGAAAATGCAGATTGGTTGATTGACAAGCAAGCAATACAACTTGATATAGAAAAGGAATTATATCCATCATTCAGCTATGCAGAGATAGATGCTAGAATAGAAGAGATATGGAGCATTGTTTCTGGAGGCAGAAACTTTCCAAAAGAGCAATATGAAATATGCAAGAACTATAGGATTGAACTAGTTGATATTGCACATTTCGCGCATTTCAATGGAGTTGAAAAAATATCTAAAAATTATGGAATCTGCAACTAAATTGCTCCAAATAGTATCTCGGTGCCACTTTGAATCTTCATTTAGGGACAACCCATCATCTATCGCTGTAAGCCTATCAGCAAAGAGCAGCGGAAGATTTGGCAATGCGGTAATCGCTGCGCTTTCCATGCTAGGCAATCCACACGGACCAGTCCAAGAAGTTACGGAGATGCTTTCAAGTGAAGACCCGATTGGTTTTGCTAAAATGTATATTGAGAACGGGGCGAAAGTTCCGGGGTGGGGCAATGGATTTGTGAAGGGAAAGCCAGACCAAATATGGGATGAAGCTAACGAGCATATAAAGAAAAACTTTCCAGATTTGTTTTCTTTGATTGACGAGATCACAAAACTGTTGCACGATAATGGGAAAATGATTTTCCCAAATCCAGCGTGTTACACCGCCATAACTGCTATCGTTAACGATATTCCCGCCGATGCCGCCTCTTATGTTTTTATAAGCTCAAGGTTGCCAGCGTGGTTTCAAATCTACATGAGAGAAAGGAGCAAATAATATGGGAGCCTTAATCGCTGCTGCTGGAATTACTGCCGCTGGCGCTGTAGCTGGAGGCGCAATGGCAATGTCGTCTGCGGATAAAGCTGCCAGCGCCACCGCCGCAGCAGGAAAAAGTTTAAAGCAAACACAAGCGAAGGCAACAGACATTTATGAAGATAACATTTCAGATGCCACGGATGTTTTCATTCAACAACAACAAGAGTTAAAAAATGCTATATCCGAGTTGGATGTTAATGCCCGCATACCAGATTACAATCTGAAAGATGCAACGCTAGAAGGAATAAATGCGGCAAACGCAATGACGGCCAATACGATCAGGCAGATACAAAACGTATCTGGTCGTAATCCTACAGAAGTTATCCAGAATGCACTAAGCACACTTGGTCAATGGGAGGCCAATCTTCAGCAACAAAATGTCCAATTACAGCAAGGCATTCCGCTAATCCAGCAGCAAGAAGCTGTTGTGTCGGAAATGATGCGCGGGCAATTGCCGCAGGTTACATTGGATCAGATTTCACGCTCGCTAGCTGAACGCGGAGGCGCTGGCTTTTCAATGCAAGCCGCAGGGCAAGCCCCATTTATTCAATCGCCCCAAGCCATGCTTGCTGAAAGCATCAGGCAATCTTCCGAGGCGCGAATCCAGCAAGGACTTTCATACGCTCCCAACATTACTGCACAAAGGACGCAATTGGCTGGTGCAACTTCGTCACTAGCAGGAGCTTCAGCGAACCTGTCAAATGTTATGGGGAATTGGATGGGAATAGCTAATAGTTTCATTACTAACGCAGCAGTCCCGATGGAGCTTTCTCTTGCTGGTAGGTCACAAGACATTTCCAAACTCAATACCGAGTTTAATCAACTTGGCATGATTGGAGATATAAATGCAAGCACATTTGGAGCGCAGTCTCAATATGCTACTAATCTTTACAATGCGGCAACAGGACAAGCAATGACTGCTTATGATGTGGCGCAGCAGAACGCCGCAACAAATCTTGCTGCCGAGCAACAAACAGCCCAAATGGTTTCGCAAGGCGCAGCGGCAACTGGAAGCGCGATTACTGCTGGTGTTGGAGCATATAACCAATACACTACTGCGAAAGCGGGTGGTGGCAGCGTTGGTCCGGGGGGATTTGATTATACAAAAGCATACGGGCCTGCAACCTATGGCTCGGCAAGCCCCGGCATGGGTAACTTTGATTACGGATCAGGAACTGGAGCTTAAAAAACTATGAGCATCGCTGAACAAATCATGTTGGGAACGCAGCAGCAGTCTAATAACTTTTCTGCGTTGTCTAATAGTCTGAGCCAACTTGGCCAGCAAGTGGGCCAGAGCCTAGCCATGCGCGAGTATCAAAAGCAATACCAAGCCGCGCTACCTGTGATTGAGAATGCGATGCGCTCGGCTACCCAGAAGATTCAAGCTGGCGACTATACTGGCGGGTATGCCGAAGCTGTGAGCGGGTTGCCATTGATGTCGCAGAATCCATTGATCGCGCAAGCCAGCAAGAGCTACTTGGATAGCATCAAGAATGTCGCAGAGTTCCAGCAGAACCAGATGTGGAATGATTTGCAAAGGAGCCGCATGGTTGGGCCGACTACACGAACAACGCTCCCCGGCATGCGCGTTCCTACAGCGCAAGAACTAGCTGATCCAAATTACACTCCCGACACAACGGTTGTCGATACAACTGTAACTGATGTCACAAACGGTGGCGATATGGAGGCTCGATTTGTCGGAACAGACATGACACAGGGAACGCCAGCGCAACGCCAGATGCAAGCGCAAGCAGATCAGGAATACCGCACATACGAACAGGCTGATCGCGCTGCTGCCGCTGCATTACCTGTCGATGGTGGGGGAGCGGAAGCATTCATCTCATCAAGTGAATTAACAGTTCCGTCAACTCCTCCAAAAAAAGAAGACATCAAAGCTGTCGCTGAATTTAGGGCAAAAAACCCAGAACAGCAAGATGCACAACAGCGGGAAATTACTGTTGCAGAAAATCAGGTTCCAAAAGATAGCACGGTTGTTTCCTTTGGAGATATCCCCGGAATACCATTTGGCGGGATCGCTGGTAAGAACAAGGCTACTGTAGAAGCTACAGAAAAATTTACACCTAAAGGCCGAGAATCCCAAAGGACAACTAAACAGATTGGCGACTTTGATGCTTTCACAAATAACGCAACAGTCATCGGGGCGCGGATAAGCAACAATAAAACATTGATGGACTTGTTCGCCGCTGCTAACGGGAACTGGAACAATGTTCAAACAGCACAAGAAACAGACGAAGAAGGCAGGCCGATTGGCGTTGCTTATGTCAATGGAAAGAGATTTGAAACGCCACTAACTACTGTGCAGGTTCAAAAAGACACAATACCAGAAGCGTTTGGAGAAGTGCAAATGATTGAGTTTGTAAAGGGCATAGTCCCCATTGCAGGCAAGAATGGCTGGAAACTTATCGGGCAAGAAGCTCCCGCAGAAGCCCCCGCCCCCGCCGCTGGTGGTGGCTCTGTGGCAGAACGAGTCCGCGCCCAATATGGAAAGAAGGAAGGCGCAGCACAGCCCACAGCCGCTCAACCCGCTCCAGCAGCGCAAGCACCAGAAGCAACGCTTGAAGAAAGAATAGCCTCCAAAACAAAGTCTGTCGCAATGCCTGCAAGGACAGCAACGCCTCAACAACAAGCAACACTTGAGCGAACACGGCAATCTCAAACAAAATCAAATCTTCAATCAGAAAAGACAAGACTTGAGCGTATCATTTATGAAACTCCAAGGGGTGGTCAAAGAAAGCTAAAACCCGGATTGACCAAGCAAGACGCAGACGTGAAAGAAGTCTTGGCAAAGATAACCGAAATCAACAAACAGCTTGAAGGGCTTTAATCTTCTAGTTAAAGGTTAAAGATGACCTTCACTTTCGATGAACTTAAGTCGCTCCGAGACGAGGGCTACACAGATGATCAGATCGCCTCTGTTCTAGCAGAAGATGATAGTAGCATCGGAGATGTCTTCAAAGAAGGTTTTACGCTAGAGCAGATTACATCTACAATCTCCGGCCAGCCAATCCCAGAAGGATTTGCCACCCAGCCAGCAGAGCCAGCACCCGAAGCCACGCTTGCCGAAGGCGCTGAAGACATTGGCCGCAAGTTCTTGATGGGT